TTATAAATTGAATAAAGAATACGATCAAAATTGTAATATGAAGGATTGCGAGTGTTGCAAACCTTGTGTTACGGGAGCCTAAAAATGAATTTAGCAGATATAGTTGGTGGACAAGTGGTCATACATCCAGACATGTTGGCCATTCCACCATTTAAAAAACTTTGGGATTCATTTAAAGATAAAGATTTAGCAACAAAATACTTATGGTACATAGTACTTAAAAACAAATATGATTCTCCTTATGTAGAGACTATGGAAAGAGATCTAATAGAACCTACATTAAAAAAGGAGTTATTTGGAGATGAAAACTATGAATTACCAGAAATAGTAATACAAGCAGAAGATAGTTGGAAAAGTAGAACATACTCCTTACTTGAGTATATGTTAGATGGATTACTATTGAAACTTGAAGGTGCTGCTAAATACTATCACTTATCTAAAGATGACGAAATGGATTTAGATTCTATTAAAAAGCTTACAGATGGTGCTAAGAATATGGCTGGAGTAATAGAATCAATTGTGAAACTTAAATCTCAAGTAAGAGCAGAAGAGATTAAGAATAGCAAAGTTAGAGGCGGTGGAGAAATGAACCCATTTGAATTACCAAAAAAGAAGTTGTAGAAAATACGACACAATAAAAGACATTATAAAAACCTGCCCGTTAAGGGCTTAAAGAAATTGCAATTATGGCTAAGACTAAAACTAGTAAAAAGAATACTAAACCGACAATGATTATTTTTGATTTTACTGAAGTATATAACAACATGAAAGCAGAGCAAGAAAGAGATTTGGCTGAAGCTGCTGCTTATGCTATATCACACATGGATGAAAAAACAGAAAATAATCACACTACTAAAACTAGTTTATGGCAGATATTAAAGAACCTGTTTAAACGAAGAAAGTAATTTATGATTGATTTCACAAAGAAAATCAAAAATTCTAATAAATTCAGAACCCCGGCGCTAACTTATATAGAGTCGGGGTCTTATTGTTCCTTCCCAAAAGGTACATCAGAGTATTTCAATTTTTGGGAAACAGAGGCCGATAGATGCATTAATGGTTATACTGCAGATGATGGGGACTACATCACTGGGTATAACTATTTTTATTTAAACTATTGCCCAATTCAAAGAATTGTATACAAAAATAAAAAGAATAAACAAGGTCAAGAAGAGCTAATTAAAGTAAGAGAGTTAGCATTTCCTGACTTTTATGATTATGACTATTACTATTTTCAAGCTATTGAAAGCGCACAGGATCAAGGCAAACACTTATGTGTAGCAAAAGCTAGACGTAAAGGTTATTCCTATAAAGGTGGTTCTATGCTTTGTCGTAATTTCTTTTTAATACCCGGTTCTAAGTCTTATGTGTATGCCTCAAATAAACAGTATCTTACTGATGATGGTATCCTTACTAAGGCCTGGGATTACATGGACTTTATAGATGAAAACACGGCGTGGGGTAAGAAACGACAAGCTGTAAATACTAGTATGCGTCGTAGAGCTTCTATGATTGTAACTGATAATTTTGGTAATAAAATTGAAGTTGGTTATAAATCAGAGATAATAGGTGTATCATTGAAAGATAACCCAGATGCTGTACGTGGTAAAGCAGGTATGTTAATACTCTGGGAAGAGGCAGGTACTTTCCCAGAACTTAAAGCTGCGTGGCAAATTGCTAGACCATCCGTAGAACAAGATGGTGTTGCCTTTGGTCTGATGATTATGTTTGGTACTGGTGGTGATGAAGGTCCTGCAGTAATGACATTACGTGAAGCATTTTACAATCCCAAATCATATAACTGTATAGGTTTTGAGAATATATGGGACGATGGTATCCAGAGTAAAGAATGTGGGTTCTTTATACCTCAACATACTAATTTGGATATACGTGATGAGAATGGTAAGCGATTGTACATGGATGAAGATGGTAACACTCTTCATGATAAAGCAAGGCAGTTTATTTTAAATTTACGTGAAGAAGAGTTAAAAGAAGCCACTAGTTCTCAACAAATAGATAGATACGTAGCAGAACACTCTGAATCTCCTGCAGAAGCATTTACTGAATTATCTGGTAACATATTCCCAAAGAAAGAATTACAAAAACAATTAGCAAGGATAAGAACTAACACTAAGTTACAGAATCATAAACAAGTAGGTACTCTTACTCTAGTTAATGGAGAGATAATTTGGAATATACAGAAAACAGGAGACATAACCGAATTCCCATTACCAAAGAATTCTGATCCTACTGGTAAAATAGTTATATGGGAACACCCAGTTAAAGATGCACCATTTGGTTTATATATAGCTGGTATTGACCCATATGATCACGATCAATCAGGTACTAATTCATTAGGTTCTTGTTTTATATATAAACGTTTTCAAGACTTTGAATCATATTCAGATATCATTGTAGCAGAATATACAGGTAGGCCAAAAACTGCTGAAGAGTTTTATGAAAATGTTCGTAAGTTACTTATTTACTATAATGCAAAAGCAATGGTAGAAAACCAGAACACTGGTTTATTTACTTATTTCAATAACAAACATTGTAGTCATTTACTTGCTGATCAACCAGACATTATTAAAGATATTGTTAATAATTCTACAGTAAATAGACGAAAAGGATGTCATATGAATAGAGAGATCAAACTTTGGGGAGAAGGTAAGATCAAAGAATGGCTGGAAGAACTTAGAGATCAAAAGCAATTAGGTTTAAATACTGTACTATCTGAACCATTCCTTGAAGAACTTATTCAATATAATGACAAAGGAAACTTTGATAGGGTTATGGCATTTATGCAGGTAATGGTCTATAGAGAACAATTGTATAATATACAAGTAAAGAAGAAAGAGGATGTTGAAAAGAAAATGAGATTGTTTGATAAACCGTTGTTTAAAAATACAGATGATTCATTTACATTCACGCCTTTAAATAATAACACAACCACATTTATGTTTACTAATTAATATGGAAAGAACAGTCAACTCATTTCCTATCCAAAGACTACCACTCAGTAAAAAAACCGAAGAATGGCGAAAAGACTGCGTGGATTACATTATTGGAATATCTGGCATAGCTTCGTCCGAAAGTATACCTGATGAAGAAGAAATGCAAAGCTATTATGATTTATATAATAGTATATACAATGAAAAAGACCTAAAGTATGTTACAAATCCTTTCAATCAAGATGATGGCTTTCCAGCAATGGCACAGGATTATAATATCATACGTCCAAAAGTAGATCTATTATTAGGTGAAGAAACAAAACGTCCATTTAACTTTAGAGTGTGCCGTACTAGTGATATTGCTAGTAGTGAAGTACAAGACAAAGCTAAACAGATGCTGTTGAATTATATGCAAGCTGCTATGCTTGCTAAATTAAGCCCAGAAGATCAAGCTAGATTTCAAGAAGGATTACAAACAGGCGAAATTCAAACACCAGAACAAATACAGAAGTATTTAACAAAGGATTACAAAGATGCAGCAGAAACAACAGCATATCAAAGCTTATTATTCTTACTTAAGAAAGAAAACATTTCTCATGAATTTATGAAAGGCTTTAAAGATGCACTTGTTGCAGGACTTGAAGAGTATTACATAGGAATTAGAAATGGTGAACCAGTTATTAAAAGAATCAATCCTAAAGATTTTAAGTATCCTGCAGAAGAAGGTATTGAATTCATTCACGATGCATCTTGGTGTTGTTACAGATCATTAATGTCGTGGAGCCAGATATACGATCAGTTTTATGATAAACTAGATGAAAAGCAATTGAACGAATTGTTAGAAATAGTAGATCAAAAACCTACATCTGGATTTGGTCCAGACAAAAGTCCAGTAGATGATTTTGTTCATTATAATTTAAAATCATATAATAAATTACCAGACCATAATCCTTATGGAGATCCAGATAACATTGTAGTTTATCATGTATGCTGGAAATCACTTAAAAAGATAGGGTTTGTTACAATAATAGATCCTGAGACAGGTATGCCAGATGAAATACAGGTAGATGAATATTATAAACCTACTGGTGAAGAAATCAATGTTGAATGGAAATGGATTATTGAAGCATGGGAAGGATACAGAGCAGGTGATGATCTTTACTTTGGTATGCAACCATTAGAGTACCAATTCCGTAGAGGAGACAATTTAAATAGTGCTAAATTACCATACACTGGTGCAGCTTATAGTAATACAAATACTAAAGCCAAGTCATTAGTTGCTATTATGAAACCACTACAATACATGTATATCATACTTTGGTATCGTCTTGAAATGGCAATAGCTAGAGACAAAGGAAAAATACCTGTAATAGATGTTACTCAAATACCTAAGAGTATGGGTATAGATGTAGATAAGTGGATGCATTACTTAGGGGCACTTGGTGTAGCATTTGTCAATCCATACGAAGAAGGTTGGGACATTCCTGGTAGAGAGGGTGGTAAACCATCACCATACAATCAATGGACTTCTATTGATGCAAGTATGTCTAATACTATTAATACGTACATTCAATTACTTGCGAAGATTGAAGAAATGGTATCTGAATTGTCCGGAGTAACAAAGCAAAGACAAGGATCTATTTCTAGTAATGAGCTAGTGGGTAATGTAGAAAGATCTGTAGTTCAATCTGCTCATATTACTGAGCCATGGTTTTGGTTACATAATCAAATTAAAACACATGTATTATCAATGTTATTAGATAGTGCTAAATTTGCATGGAAAGATGACAAGAAATACTTAAATTATATATTTGATGAGGGTACTAGAACATTCTTGCAAATGGATGACAATTGGTCATATGAAGACTTTGATATTTTTGTAACTGACAGTACCAAAGAAAGTCAAGCCATTGAACAACTTAAGAGTCTTGTACAACCAGCTATGCAGAATGGTGCATCATTGTTAGATGCTGCTGAAATATTTACTAGTGACAATCTGAGTGTAATTAAATCCAAATTACAAGATATAGAAAACAACAGATTGGAGCAACAACAAGCAATGCAAGAACAAGAAAATCAGCAACAACAACAGCTTGTTGAAATGCAGAATCAAGTTAAGGAAGAGGAGCTTATGCTTAAAGAAGCTGAACTTGATCTTACTAAATATAAGATTGATCAAGATAATGCTACTAAGATTACTGTAGCTCAATTAAATGCATATAGAGGATCTGAAAATATGGACCAGGATATGAATGGTATACCAGATCCTATTGAGATTGGTAATCAAGAAATAGCTAGACAAAAAGCTGTGTCTGATGCTATGAGCAAACAAATGGATTTAGCAAACAAGGCTAGAGCTGAAGAAAATAAGAAAGAACTTGAAAAGCGTAAAATTGCTGCACAAGAGAAAGCTGATAAGTTAAAAGCTACAATTGAAAAAGAAAAGATAGCTCTTGAAAATAGAAAATTGCAAGAGGCTAAGAGGTTGCAGAAGATGAAAGATGATGCAGCTTATAAGAGAGAACAATTAAAAGCAAAGACTGCTCTTAAGAATAAAACAAATGCTGAAGCAGCCAGATCTAAAAAATAGGAGGAACTAATATGAGTTGTAAGGGAAGCTCTAAAAAGGGCGGAAAAGGTAAACCGGGTAAGACAGGTAAGTAAATATTATTAGTATGAAATGGAAAGATCTATCTCTTAAAGAGAGAAAACAGATATATGATAGTGTCAGGGTGAATAACCCTGGTGCTACATATTTTGATATTAAAGAGCAATTTGATTCTATTCCTGCGTATGAAGATGGTGGTAAATCTATAGTAGACGAAGTAAACAAATCTGATGCTAACTTTGTACAAAGATTAAAATCACCTACAAGACAGACTATCCCTAATTGGGAAGATCAGTATAGAGTATTACCTTGGGAAAAATCTGTTTCAACACACAAATTATCAGTATGGGATAATGCAAACGGAGGTGGTATTATTGTACCAGATGTTCAAGAAGTAAATGGCAAATTAATAGATTTTACTAGACCTCCGTATAACAACAGAGCAGCTGTAGAGAATGCCTTAAAAACTGGGGATTATGTTGATTTACCAAAATTCGAAGATGCTTTGTGGTATACTGAGAATTATAAAAGATATTATCCTAGATTTGAAGACGGCGGTAAAAACAAAAATGTACCAGTATTACCAAAAGAGTTAGGTCTTACTCCAGGTACTCCAGAGTATTTGGAAAGACAGAAAAGAATATCAGGATCAGCAAACGTAGTTCAACCGGAAGCCTATATAACTCCAGCGGGTTATATTAAAGATGCTGTTAACTTTATTGAAGACTTAGGCAAAGGAGATTATGCTGGTGCAGCAATGGATGCAGTACTTAATTTGATTCCTTGGGGAGTTGGAAAAGGCATCAAAAAACTAAAGTCCAAAGTAGGAAGAATAGTTGAGGGTACTGAAATTGATGGAGCTAGTGTTCACAGTTTTGCTCCTACTCAAACCAAAAAGAAAACTAAAAAGAAAACGGAAGAAGATTATGATTCTGAATTTTCTGAAGTATTAAGAAAGGATAGAAATTCTAAGAAGTACCAACAAGAAATTTCTAGGACAATAGAACAAGCAATTTTTCCAGATGAAAGAACTCGTGAATTAGTAGAAAATGTAGACAAAACATATGGAACTAACTACAAACGAGCTTATTCTAATATTGCATATAAAGACATGACTAAAAGAGGTAGTTATGTCAAATGGGGTGATACGGACAAAGATGGTTATGGGCAAATAAATATAAAAAATATTAAAGATAATATATTACCTACAGATATAAATGATTATAGTGTGATATTAGATAATAATATTTATATGCCCGGAACTGCTAATCATGAGTTAGGACATGTGGCAGATGGTTTAGCAGGATCTAGAAAGATTCAGGATTTTGATAGTGGTAAAGAATATATTACAAACACTTATGGAAATTTTAATGCCATTAGGTGGTGCTGGATTTGTAGGTCATGAACTAAATAAAGAATAATCAATATGGAAAATTTATACCCAGTATACCCAATTCCTTCTTATAAAGACGGAGGTATACACATCAAGAAAAAGAATCGTGGGAAGTTTAACGCACTTAAGAAAAGAACAGGTAAAAGTACAGAAGAGTTAACGCATAGTAAAAACCCATTGACTAGAAAACGTGCAATATTTGCTCAAAATGCTGCTAAGTGGAATCATAAAGGAAGAAAGAAAAAATAACAATTACAATCTAATTATAATTAATTATGGAAAACAATAGTAACGATACACTATTTGGATTTACAGCTATAACTGATATATTCACTGAACAAGTTGGTAACACCATCTCTCAAAACGATGATATTGATGATGAAGAATTAGAGAGACTAAAACAAGAGTCTGCTAAAGCTAGACCTGCTACTCCTGGATCTAAAAATAAAAAGACAGAAGAAATAGAAGAAGAGGAAGAAGTAGAGGAAGAGGAAATCGATGAAGTTGAAGAGGAAGAAGTAGAAGAACCTAAGAAATCTAAGAAAGCCTCTAAGAAAAAGGATAAAGAAGAGACTGAAGAAGAGGAAACCGAAGAAGAAATTGAAGAAGAGACTGAAGAAGATGAAGTTGAATCTAAACAAGTATCTGCTTTATTTGATGCAATTGCTGAAGAATTAGAATGGGATTTTGATGAAGAAGAGGAAGAAGAAAAACCAAAGACTGTAGAAGAATTGGTTAAGTATTTTAAAGAAGTAATCGAAGAACAATCTACTCCAGAATATGCAAGCGAAGATGTTGCAAAATTAGATGAATTTGTTCGTAATGGGGGTAAGTTAGAAGATTATTTCTCTATTACTCCGGACATTGATGTTGACAATGTTGATATTGAAAATGAAAATGAGCAAAAGATAGTATTGAGAGAGTTACTAGCTAGAAAAGGTTACAGTGACAAACAAATTGCTAAGAAAATCGAAAGATTTGAAGATGCTGGAGTATTAGAAGATGAGGCTAGAGATGCGGTTGAGGAACTTCAAGAGATTGTTGCAAAAGAGAAAGAAGAGCTATTAGAGCAACAAAGAATCAAAAAGGAGGAAATGGTGCAGCGCCAACAAAAGTTTTTTGATGACGTTGTCGGTGAAATAAAGTCCTTGGACAATATACGTGGTATCAAAATACCAGCTAAGGACAAGAAAGAATTATTGGCTTATATATTTAAAGCCGACGCTAGTGGAAAGACCCAGTACCAAAAAGACTATTCCAAGAGCGTAAAGAATTTAATAGAGTCAGCTTATTTTACAATGCGAGGTGACACTTTGTTAGATGCTGCCAAAAAACAGGGTACTAGCTCTGCTATTAAAAATCTGAAAAATAGTCTCAGATCAACAGGCGTTAGTAAAGGTACTAAGAGAATTAATACAAGTTCATCTAACTCTATTTTTAGTCGTGCAGTACAACTACTTTAATTAAAAATAAATTACTAACATTTATATGGATAACGGAATTTTAAATAATTTACAGATCGGTAGAGGTAAATGGTTCTCAGATCTTGTTGATGAGAATATGATTTCAAATGCAATGCTTACTAGACCGTATGAAGTAACCCGTGTTATTTCTTATGTATTCGGTTCTAAAGATGATGGTTATAGCACTTCTTTGGATGCGATTACTGGTGGTCTTGGCAATGTAATGACAATTGACCAAAGAGACTACGAATGGTCTGTAATGATTGATAGCGATAGAGCTGTGACAATTCGCTCTGCAAAATGGCAGGGAACAGAAATCACTGCTGCAAATGCTAGCACAGTTATGGCAGGTTTGGGTAACACACCTATCATGTTGTGGTTAGAGGACAAATGGTTTGGTCCTGGTGCAATTTTGGAATTTGATAATAGAGAGTATCAAGTACGTGTTTCTGGTGCTCCTTATCAAGATGGTAATGAATGGGTTTATACTTGTTTCATTGCAGATGGTCAATCTAATTCTTATATTCCTGGTGAATATTTGTTAGCTGGTCGTCAAGTATCTCGTTTAGCTTCTGCTTACGAAGAGTACAGTGAAGAGGGTGATATCCTGAATTATAATACTCATTTCAAGATGAGAAACTTCTTGTTTACGACTCGCTTGGATTATGATATTACAGGTACAGCTTATTCTACAGTACTTTGGATTGCTTTGAAAGATCCTAAAACTGGTAAGACTTCTTACTTGTGGTCTGATTATCAGGAATGGAAGGCAATGCGTGAGTGGTCTAAGAGATGTGAGAGAATGATGGTTTACTCTAAGTCTAATGTAAATAAAGACGGTTCTACTTCATTGTTAGGTACAAATGGTCGTCCGGTTTACATTCCTGCAGGTTTGTTGCAACAGATTGCTCCGTCTAACAGACGTTACTACACTGAGTTAACTCCGGAATTGTTGGAAGACTTCTTGTTTGATTTGTCTTACAATATCTTAGGTACTAACGAACGTAAGTTTGTTGCTTTAACTGGTGAAATGGGTATGAAAGAATTTGACCGTGTATTGAAACAAAAAGCGGCTACGATGAACTTGATTGATACGAAGTTTATCAGTGGTTCTGGTCAGGCTTTGGTTTTAGGTGGTCAGTTTGTAACATACAAGATGACAAATGGCATCGAGTTGACATTGAAACATTTCCCGTTGTATGATGATCCTACTTATAATCGTTTGTTACATCCGGTATCTGGTAAACCACTGGAATCTTATAGAATGACATTCTTGGATCTTGGTAGACGTGATGGTCAAGCTAATATCGTTAAGGTTGTTCGTAAGGATCGTGAGATGGTTATCTGGAATACTTCAGGTTCTGTAGCTCCGGGAACTGGTTACTCTAAGAATAAATCCACAGTAAGATCTAATGCAAAGGACGGTTACTCTGTTCACTTCTTAGGTGAGATGGGTATTATGCTTCGTGACCCCAGGGCATGTGGAGAACTTATTATGGAAGTTGAAGATTAATAAAACAGGGGTGATTAAGTTCACCCCTTTTATTTAAAACTTATAAATTATGGATATTATATTAAAATTCGCCCGTACAAATCCATGGGCTGGAATAGCTAAGTATAAGAATTGTAAAGATTATATCAGTACTTACTGGACAAGATCTGGTAATAGATATACTGGTTTAACCCCAGAAGATGCTAGACGTTTGGAGAAAGAAATGGGATATGAAGAAGGACATTTATCTCCACAAAGTGGATTCTGGAAAACATATGCAATCGGTTTAGGCGCAAGAGATAAAGTTTTACATACAGAAAGGCCTGAAGATGAACTTGCATATTTATTTTTAAAAGGACACAAAAGAGTAGCAAATGGAATCAATAATCTTAAGCCTACTCATGATTATGTTCTTGTAAATAAAGAAATTGAAGCTGAAGAAGCTAACAAAAGAAATAAAGCTAAACGTGAGGCATTCTCTGAATTTAATAAGATGTCAATTGAGGAAATGCGCAAATGTTTACGCTTATATGGTCACAAGACTGATAATATCAGTAATGAGCTAGTTGAAAGTAGTTTATTTGATCTTATTGAAAATAATCCTGACAAGTTCTTCTTGATTTGGGTAAACAACAAAGTAAGAGATACTCAATACATTATTGAAGCAGCTATTTCAAAGAATGTAATTCGTAAGTCTAAAAACATCTATTACTATGGTACTGATATCATTGGTAGAAGTTTAGAAGATGCTATTGCTTCATTAAATGATAAAAAGAATCAGGATATCAAAATGACTATACTTCAAGAAATCGAATCTAAGTAAAAGTAAACATGACAGTATTAGAAGCACATATAGCATTTAAGATTGAAGCAGATAAAAATGCCGTTAATATCGGTATATCTGGTTGTCCATCTTTTTTACCTGAGGAAATTGATTATTGGTTATATACAGCATATCTAAGTAAGATAGCTACCAAAGCTACTGGGAACAATACTCTTAGAATACCATTTGAAGGTAATGTAAAAAGAGTAGCAGACTTAGAAGGTTTAGTAAAAACTGATAAGGGATTGTCTTTACTAAGTGAATCTATAAGTAATAGACTTACTATGAATAATTTCAAATCTAGTATTACTTATGGTGATGATACTCAAGATAAGCGTATGTACTTCTTAGAAGGAATTTTACATTTTGGTAGTAATAAAATAGCTACAGTAAAACTTATTAGTCACGAACAAGCTACTAGATTCTTAGAAACTTATAATAATAAACCTTGGATTGAAGAACCTGTAGCAATACTAGAGGATAATAAGTTAATAGTGTTTATAGATAGGGATCTCATGGTAGGTCCCTACACTATAGATATTACTTATCTGGCATATCCAAGAAAGATTAATAATCAAGATATTACGTCTACTCTAGACGAAATTCCAGAGTATATGCAATATGAAGTAGTTAAACTAGCTGCTGACATGGCAATTGAGAATATTGAATCTCCAAGAACTCAAACACATCCACAGTACGTAGCACAATTATCAGAGTAATATGAGTAGTAAGGAAATGCAAATGGAATTCGAGAGACGAATTCAACTTATTAGCCCAGATCTTATTGTAGATGAGAAACCTAACTCTGATCTTATATTTTCAATACTAAATGAAGCTCAAGATAGGTATGTAATGATGAATTATGTTGGTGATGACCAAATGGAAACTGAAACTAACATACATACTAGAAATACAGACTCTATTAAAAGTTTATTAGTAGAAAAAGAGTTAACTGCAACAGGTACTACTCTTAATGGTTTTACAAGATACAGATTACCATATGTATCTACTGAAGAATATTTCTTATATGTACATTCCTTTAGTAAAGTAAAGGGTACTTATAAACAATATAAAGATTTTGTTAGAGTAGATAATCAATTGGTTAAGTATAGAGATCTTGGTAAGTTTATTAAAACAGCATACAATACTCCTATTATTAGGCAGCCTGCTGTTGCATTAGTATCAGATCCTACTACTAAATATAACTATATAGAAGTAGCAGTAGATGCATATACTACATTAGGTAATGTTACATTGACTTATTATAGAAAACCATTAAGATTCAATACTACTGATGGAGCTAGTAAATGTGAACTGCCAGAATCAATTCATAGTGAAATTGTAGATTTAGCAGTTAATATGTTTATTACTGAAGGTAAATATAGATTACAAGTAAAACAACCAAATAATCAACAATAATGAAGTATATTGATTTACAAACAGCTTTTGAATTAGAAATAGATAAATTAGATGATAATCTAACAAAACCTACTACTTCAGATATTGAGTATTGGTTAATGGCTGGGTTAGATAAATTTATTAAAACTAGATATTCTGGTATTAATTTCAAACAAACTGGATTTGAACAAGATCAAAAAAGAATTGATGATCTTCGTACATTAGTTACTAGAAAATCTTATCAATTTAATACATATCCAGAAGAGTATACAGTTACTCTGCCGGATGATTATATGTTTACTGTAGGAGAAACAGCTGTAATATTTAGTTATGACCATTGCTGGCCTGTGGGTCCAAGTGGTCAACCAAGAACTAAAAATGTAGATGTGTTAGAAGCTACAGTAGAAAATATTGACAGACAAAGACAAAACACTTTGTCAGAATACAGATTACATGGTAGATCAGCTAGACCATTAAGATTGTATGAAGGTAATGCTATTCATTTATATACAGATGGCAATTACAATTTAAGAAATTATATTCTCACATACTTGAGAACTCCTAAAAGGATTAGTCTAACTGATGCACCGTTTGATGAGTACACAGATATGCCAGCTGCAACTCACAATGAGATAGTTAAGTTAGCGGTAGAGTTGTATTTGGAAAATAAGGCTAATCCAAGATATCAATCGTATATGAACGAAGTTAGTACAATGGAATGATTATACGAAAAATTTTCTTAGTTTAATCTGACGAGGAAATCTGAAACATGAAAGTAGAAAGATTAAACGAAGCGTTAAACTAAGGATATCCAAAAATAAGTTTAACCAAGCTTGATAAAATTATGTCCGAAACTTATATTTGTTCTGTTTGTAAAAAATACAAAACTGCTTCTGAATTTCCTAAGTGTTCAAGAAACAAATATAGAAATTGTCTAAATTGTACTTGTAAAAAGTGTTTTAAGGATATATATGGAAAGAATAGAAGACAGGTAAAGGAAAGCGAAGCATTAGATAAATTACTAAAAATAAGATTACATGATGCACAAGTTAGAGCAAAGAAGAAAAATCTGTATATAGATATTACTTTAGAGTATTTGAAACAATTGTGGAATAAACAAGAGGGCAAATGCGCTTTAACTAATTTTCCTATGAGTTATCAACAATCAAAAGGTAAACGCAATCCTTATAGTTTGAGCATCGATAAAATTGATCCAAATAAAGGTTATGAAGTCGGAAATGTTCAATTTGTATGTTTTGCTGCAAATATGATGAAAGGTGAACTTTCTTTATCGGAATTAAAAAAATTTTGTCAAGCAATAATAAAAAATAATAATTATGCTTAATCATGTGAATACGGTACTTATTGGTACTGATGCACCTACATCTTATACGACAGTAGATACATTGACAGAAGGTCAGATTGCATTATTTGATCAAAATAGAGCAATTGTAAAAGATGCAGCTGGAGCTAAAGCTGCTAGTTCATTGTACATTGGCGTTTGTGAAGGCAAAGAAGATGTTTATAATGGAGAAGGAACAAAATCAACTAAATCAGTTATTCGTTTTTCAATGCCTATCATGAAGGGTTCTAAACCTAACATGGTATTTAGTGAATATGTAGCTGCAGCTGAGGACGAAATTGTAATTACTGCTACTAATGTTACTCCAGAAGTTGGACATCGTTATGTATTACGTTTAGTATACACTGACATTTATGAAGCACCAGGACAATTTACTCATACTTATGAAGTTATTGCAAAGAGTACAAGTGCAACTGATTTGATCACAGCTTTTAAGAATAAGATCAACAAACACAAAGAAGCTAGAGTAGTAGCAACTAGTTCAGCTGCTGTACTTACTTTGAATGCAAAAGAAATGCCATACAATGAAGGCATCATGTTGGATTCAAACTATTCTCAGGTTTCTGTAGAAGCGTTTATGTGGAAAACTATTCCTTCTGGGTTGTTGAGTAATGTAATGTATCCTGTTGCTAATTTAACGATTGCTAAGACTCAAGGTACTCCTGGTAAAGGTAATCCGAAGATTGTTCGTGATCGTGAAAATGCAGCTCTTGGTTACAGAGGTATTACACATCGTGCAAATGGTATCTATCCGTACATTGCTCCTGAATTGAAAGCTGATTTAAATGCTACTTACGATACATTGTCTATCGAATGGGATAATAAATATCTTAGTGATGATAATCAATACATCAAAACAACTCCATTAGCTTGTGAATTGTATGTAAATGCTGGTGAACTTAAAGACTCTGCATTTATGACAGCTTTAAAAGCTTTTGTAGAAGTTGCTTAATCAAAAAATATAATTCAAACCAAAAAGGGGATTGGGAGTAATATCCCTTTCCCCTTTTATTTTATATACGATTGATATGGAAATGAATGAATCATTGTATTATGCAGAAATAAAACTGCTAACTACGTATTGCCACAACTGCCTAGATAACAAAATGAAGGATAAAATAATGATGTTTCTGTTTAAGAAAACACTTTATGATAATGCTACTACTTTGAATCTTGCAGATGATGCAGAACAGTATTATAATGAAATGCTGAATTTACTTGATATGAGAACGTGTAATTGTACTATTGATGACTGTAAAAATTGTAAAGATGGATATTGCGAATTATGTAAATAAAGTTGGTAAATTGGTTAATCAGTCTACAAAGTACAATGCAAAATTGGATAGAGTTTCGATTACAAATCTAGTACTATTGTTGCATTTAGATAAATTAGCTAAATGGGCAGCTAATAATTTAAATGACGAAGAGTTTCCTATTACTCAGGACGACGTAGATAAAATTATAGGGTATCTTCATTGCTTAAAAAAACAAATGAATTTCTATCCAGAAAAAGATATTGATTCTGATTGTATATTAACTGAAGTTAAGGAACATATAATCCAAGAGTAATATGAATAAAAAGATATCGCAATTTGAACTAACAACTAAACTACAGGAGCAAGACCTCATTACCCTTGTACAAGATGGTAGTAATAAGAATATTACTAGTGGAAGTTTTACTACATCACTATCAGGTACATTTGCCACTAATGAGAGAGTAGATGCTGTAGAAGAAGATGTTGAGATACTAGATACTAAAGTAAATGATAATTATAAAGATCTTAGTAATAAGATAGTAGAAGGAGATACTAGTGTAACTACTAATCTTAATAGTACTATCACTAGTTACTATGATGTATTGAATAATAAGATCATTACTTTAGATACTAAGCATGACACCGATATGTCAGAGATTGGCGGGGCTATGCAAGAGTGGATAGATGATATTGATAATAGATCTACATTACAACAATTACAGGATGCTCTCAATAGACTTACTGTGGCTGAAAACACTATTACTGCTTTAGCAGAAGTAATCGCTAATGGCGGGGGTAGTAGTGGTGATGTACCAGGTTATCATACACAACCTTCTAGTACTATTACTTCTTTACAAGGATATTATAAAGGAATAAGTGCTGATCCCTTAGTAAGTACTGATACATTAAATCAAGCATTATCTAAACTTGAAAATCAAGTAGAAGCAGTTGCAGATGGATCTGGTTCTTTACCTGTAATCAAAATGGGTGAAAGTACTACACCTACTGATAGCTATATTTATACTGCTGGTAAAGTAAAACAAGACTACGTATTTAAAAGTGGGGATACTGTACCTGGGAGAATAATATATACTACAGGTATACAGGGAGGGCAAACATTCCGTTCTGGTTGGGATGGAGTTGGAGCTAGTTTGTATCCATCAAATTCTAAATGGAATCTAGAATTAGATAACCTATTTGTTAGAGGTAATATGACAGTTAATGAATTAACTGTAAATGAAATAAAAGCAGTAGGTGGAGATATTTTAGTTACATTAGGTGATATGAAATGTATTAAAGTAGAGGAAAAAGATAATGGATACAAATGTTACTTTGATACAGAAGATGGCACCAAGTATAATGAATTTATTGTAAACGACCAAGCAATATGTCAAAAATTTGATGGACATAATGTAAAAAGATATTGGAGAGCTGTAACAGAAGTAGGTAGTGATTATATATTACTATCTAAGGATGTGTGTGAGCCTGGTAGTAGTACACCTTCTGCGGATGATGAAATATTATTATTAGGTCATAGAGTAGAAGGAGATGCTGAATATGACAAGCAAATGGAAGATAGACGTAATGCTATTTTCATTTCTGCAAAAGGATCAAATGCTCCAAGGATTGCCTTTTACTCAGGAATTAATGATTTTACTTTGGAAGGCAAAGATAAAACAGTAATTGGAAAAGATAGTAAATTTGTTGGTACAATCACAGTAGTATCTAAAGATGGAACTGAAACTGGTATCCCTATTTATAGAGGTACGTGGTCAGTGAATAAACAATATTATTATTATGACTGTGTAACATATAATGGTAGTACTTGGATAGCCACTCAAGACAACATTGGTAAAGAACCGAAAGAAGGAAGTCCTTATTGGACAATTTATATTGCAAAAGGAGAAAATGGGCAAGCTGGTGATGATGTTGCAAAATGGGTAGAAATTGTTGGAAATAGAATGTTTCTGTATGATTCCCCAGACTTTTCTGGTACTCCCACTCCAGTTAATTTAGGATTAAACGCAAAGACATATGGAATTGTGCAACCATCATATCAATGGACAAATGTAACAAACAATAGTGAAATTGTTGGGTATGGTAATTCTTTAATAGTTACACCAGATATGATTACTGACAGAACTGCTGTTTTTAGATGCACCGTAACTGATAATGATACTCAAGCGACTTATTATGATGAGATGCAAGTTGCTAAATTAGCAAATGGTGCTGAAGGTCTGGATGCATATTATATAGATTTAACAAATTATTCTGCATCTGTCCCATTTGATAGTTCTGGTACTATACTAATAGACCCATCTACAATATATACTGATGTATTTGCATATCATGGAATTACTCAGATACCAATTATTTCTATGACTGCCAAGTTTACTGAGGGTTCTGGTACATGTGAAGTTAAAGATAATAGAGTATCTTTGAAAACATTAACTTCTACTAGTGCAAGAATAACTCTTACAATTGAAGTAGACGAAGGTGTAACAGTAACTAAAGATTGGTATATTAACCAAAGTAAAAATGGAGAAGATGGTTTTAATGGAGAGGATGCCGTTAGAACATATTTAACTGGAGAACAATTTTTTCACTACGCAGAATATGCAAAAATACCAACTCCTCAATCAATAACATTAAAGATGGATACCACATTAATGGATGTAGCTTCGTATAAGTGGTATTGGAAAATATCTGGTACTTCTGAATGGACTTTGCTAGAGGGAGAAACAAAATCTGAATTAGTTGTAGTTTATAATGGAGTATATTTCCAGACAGGTGAAGATGAAATTACATTTAGATGTGTAGTAACTAGTACTGGGGGGGTATCGTTTGAAGATATAATTACAATAAATAATGTTCGAGATGGAGAAAGTGCGTATAGAGGAGCATTAGATAATGAAAGTATGACAGTTCCAGCAAATTACGAAGGTGTTGTCAGTGATTGGTCTCAAGCCACTACTTATGCTCACTTAAGAAGAGGTGGCACAAAATTTAATAATACTGAATATACTCTAACTTCTTCCCAGTTAAGTGGTGTAGGTACATTAAGTATAAATCAAGAAAAGAAACAGATCACTGTCAATAGTTCCAGTATCCCAAATAACTATGTTACTGTGCAGTGGCAAATAAACTTTGTGTACGAAGGAATAACTGTAGATACAGTAGTGTTATCTTTAGTAAAGAATATTACTGGAAAAGATGGAAATGTTGGCAATTCTTCTATACAAATTTATTGTAATACTAATTCCACTCCAACACGTCCTACTTTTACAGAAATGATTTCTTCTAGTGGTGGTACTTCTGGTTCTTTTGCATGGTATCCAGATCCCACTAATAGTACAACCACTCTAACTTGGACAAGTACAGGATATCTTAATCCAAATACAAATAAAATAGATCTACTACCCGATAAATCGGGTTACAGGTGGACAAAACCTATTATTTTTTCTCCATTGAATGGAGAAAATGGTTCAGATGGTAGAGGTGTGAAAAGTGTTACTATGCAATATTACAAATCTACTTCACCAACCAGTTTATCTGGAGGAAGTTGGAGTTCAAGTGCTCCTGCAGCAGAAAGTGGATATTGGATATGGACTAGATTATATATAGTATTTGATGATGGAGATTATTCATATACAAGTGCAGTGTGTACTACAGGTGCAACAGGAAGTGATGGAGATTATGGCCCGGGTTTAAGTTATCGTGGTGAATACTCTTCAACTACTAACTATGCTTGGACAACAAATTCTCAGGGAAACGTAAGAGATATAGTAAAGTATAGTGGTTCGTTTTATGCAGTGAATAGATCTAAGAAAGGTGCTGGTGCGTTTAGTGGAAAAACTCCAAGTAGTAATGCAGGTACAGATGGTGGCAATTACTACTGGGTTAAATTTAATTCATTTGAAAATGTAGCTACAGATTTATTATTCGCAGATAAAGCAACTATTGCAGGATGGGATTTTTATAATACTAATATTCAATCTCAATCTGGTACAATGCGATTAGATGGTAGAACAACTGCTGCCGTTACAAGTAAAATTCATTTAGCAATAGGATCTAATGCGGCATCTTCACCTGGATCTGCACCGTTTAGAGTAGATACTAGCGGTCAATGTTACACATCAAAGCTAAATGCAGTAGGTGGTACTGTAGGAGGATTTGATATTTCGGGAGGTAGAATGACAGGTTCTAATTCAGACAGTTATGGAAACAAGTTCACATTATCCCCTACTATGACTATGTATGGTAGTTATGGAATTCCTTCTGCTGCTGTTGGTTTTGGTTTATCAGCAATTCCAGCAACTACTGGGCAAACATGTCCTGCAGTAGTATTGAATACTTTGAATAGTAGAGGAGGTGCTACAAATGGCTTTACTCTCATATTATATAATGGATCTGCTAGATATAGTAATACCCCACAACGTTGGTTAAATTGCCAACATTATACTAATTCAGGATGGGGATCTGGTTTTTCTGTAGAAAGTAGATACTTCGGAGATTCAAACAATATGGAAAGAACTATTGTCAATTTTGTTCAGTTACCTACTTTAACTCAACTAAAAAATTACGGTTTGGAGTCTAGTGATACTAGTTTTAATGTTAGGGTAAGTAATAGTGGATATTTATATATAGAAGGATAATATGGAACTTAATTTAAAGGAAAGAGCAATTATAATATACAACTTACTTTGGAAATATGATTCTTATGTTAATTTACAAACAAAAGAGTCTATTAAACAAAAAGTTGACTTTACAGAAGAGGAGCTTGAAGGAATTAGTCAATATACTGGTGTAGATGGTAATGTATATACACAGTTTAGTGGCGCCTTGGATCTAGAAACTACCCAAAACTATGAATTTACTGAAAATGAAATAATTTATCTTGCAGATAAAATAATGGTTTTAAATGCAACTAATAGGTTGAATGATGAGGGTATGTCGATGTATGAAAAAATTGAGAACATCTACTCACAAATACAAGCAGAAAAAGGGTTTACAAAAATAGGACCGTGGCAATATGCTAACGCAAAAGAACTAAATAATAACTATTACAATGGTTAAGAATAATGTATATTATGAATGGTTTGCAAGTATAACCGTACCCAATCCAGATCAGGTTGGGTACTGGGTTGACTTGGGAGCAGATTCAAAAGGTAGAATAATTAAAGTTTACAATCACGATATAGAAAAATGGGTTGTACTCTTTGATGTAAGTAAAGATGACTATGTACCACCATTTATTGGTTCTAATGGCAACTGGTGGGTAGACAATAGAGATACTGGAGTAAAAGCTACTGCAGAGACTCCGTATATAGGTGAGAATGATCATTGGTTTACTTATGATCCTATCAACAAAGTATATGTAGATACAGGTATAGAAGCTCGTGGTCTTAGTGCTTACGATATTGCAGTTAAATTAGGTTTTAAAGGTAGTGAACAAGATTGGATTGATAGCTTAAGTAAAGCATCTGAAGATGCTGCTGTTGCTGCACTAGAAGCAGCTAACAAAGCAAATGAAGCTGCAGATAAAGCTAATCAAGCTGTAGAAGAAATTGAAGGTATAGTTGACGATACTATAGCTGCTACTGAAAAAGCTGAAGAGATTGCTAGTAATCCACCAAAGATTGTAGATAATGATTGGTGGATCTATGACTATGATACTAAACAATATATTAATACTGGTATAGCTGCTATTGGTGATGCTTTTACTTATAAAAAGGAATATCCTTCAGTTGAAGCAATGGAAGCTGATTGGGGTACTGCTGATGTAAAGTTAGGTGAGTATGTACTTATTAATACTAATAATGTAGAAGATCCTGATGATGCTAAAGTTTACTTAAAGACTCAGAATGGTTGGAAGTTTATTGTTGACTTATCTGGTATGCAAGGTATTCAAGGTTGGTCAGCATACGAAGTTGCAGTACAACATGGTTTTGTAGGTACTGAAGAGGAATGGGTGCAATCATTAAAACAACCTGCATTAGATGCAGCAGCAGAAGCCTTAGATGCTAAAGCTCAAGTAGAAGCTACTGAGCAAGCTGTTAAAGAAGCAGAAGCATTACGTGTTACTGCAGAACAAGGTAGAGTTAATGCTGAGAATACCAGAGTAAGCAATGAAAATACACGTATCTCCAATGAAGATAGTAGGAAAGCAGAAGAGACTAAAAGGGTAACTGCTGAGAATGAGCGCATTGCTGCAGAGAACTCTAGAAAGTCTGAGGAGGAGATTCGTAAGACTAATGAAGCTAATCGTGTATCTGCTGAAGGTTCTAGAGCTAGTGCAGAGACATTAAGAGCTTCTGCTGAAGCTGAACGTAACACAAATGAACAGAAAAGAATTGAGGAAGAAACAAAGAGAATCAGTTCTGAAGAGGGAAGAGTCGCAGCTGAAACCAAACGTGTAGATAACGAAGATGCTAGAATAGCAGCTGAAACAGCTCGTGATACAGCAGAACAGGAAAGGGAATCAAATGAAGCCACTAGACAGGCAAATGAGGCGATTAGAGAGACTCAAGAGGCTGCAAGGGAAAAGAATACAGCTGATGCTATAACTGCCGTAAATGAGGCTAAAACAGCTGCACAACAGGCTACTACAAATGCAACTACTGCTGCCAATAATGCTAATACTCAGGCTAATAGAGCTAAAGAATATGCAGACAATCCTCCCAAAGTAGGAGATGATGGTTATTGGTATCTTTGGGATGAAGTTAATGATGTATATGTAAACACAGGTTGGCCATCCTCAGGTATTATCTTAAAAGGTAGTCTTGATAGTCCAGAAGATTTAGATACTATAGTAGATCCACAACTTAGTGATTCTTATATTGTTGGTACAGACTTATACTTTTGGAATGGTACTGAATGGGTTAATATGGGTAGATTCCAAGGACCTCAAGGAGAACCCGGTAAAGATGCTGAACTTAGTAAAGCAGCCATTGAAGCTGTATTAATAGGTGAAGTAACTACTCATACTCATGATACTAGGTACTATACTAAGGATCAAACTGATGCTAACATAAAAGTAGTAGCAGATGACCTTGCTAACAATTACTATAACAAATCCCAAGTAGACAGTAAGTTTACTTCTGTATATATTTTCAAAGGATCTGTAGATACGATTGAAGATTTGCCTACTGAAGGTAATGTTATTGGTGATGTGTGGAATGTTCGTAAGAATGATACTAACTATGCATGGACAAGTGAAGGTTGGGATGCATTAGGTGGTACTGCTGAATTAGCATCATTGACAGCTAATGGTTTGATGTCCAAAGAAGATTTTGCAAAGTTACAAGGTATTGAAGCAGGTGCACAAGTTAATAAGATTGAGACTATTACTAAAAGAGTAGAACTTAATGTTATTAATAAGAATGTAACTATTCCAGAGGATATTAAGATCTCAGATACTGAACCTACTGAGGAAGAAATCATGTGGTTAGATCCTAGTGAAAACTATGATTTCACATTTGATGGTTATAGCCAAGCACAAGCAGATGCACGATTTGTACAGAAAGAAGAAGGTAAAGGTCTTTCAACAAATGATTATACGAATGCAGATAAAACTAAAGTAACAAACTTAACTGATTATGTTACTGGTGGTACTGGTGCTGTTACAGATGCTAATGCAGCTACTATTACTTTATCTAAGAAGAATCCAGTGAATGGTTCTGCAAGTACTGATACAGTAGTAATCAACAAAGCCACTACTACTACTGCGGGTGTAATGTCTGCTGCTGATAAGACTAAGCTTGATGCTGCATTAACTGCTTCTGATAATATTGCAACTGCTACTAAGTTAGCTACTGCTAGAACTATATGGGGACAAGCATTTGATGGTAGTGCAAATGTTAGTGGTAATATGACAGGAGTTGGTAATATCGCAATGTCTGGTGTATTGAATCTTGACAATAATAGAGGTGTAACAGTTAAAGACACTGAAGGTGAAGGTTTAGGTGTATTGAATTTTAATGCAACAAATGATCTCCATTTTGGATATTACACTGCAAATAAAGGTTATAATACATATATTGCTGGTAATAATGTTATTGTTCGTACTGTTGGACTATCTGAAAGAGTAAGAATAACAACTGATGGTAAAGTAGGTATAGGTACTTCTGCTCCAGAAAGAATATTGGATGTTGCTGGAGGTGTTCAATTTAAAACCAACATAGATAATGTTATTAAGATTCCTGTAAAATCAATAGGTTCTGGTCATGCCCCTGGCATGCACTTTTATACAAATGATGGATCAACTAGAATCGGTGGTATTGGAGGATATGTAAGCAATCCTAGTTCTGAAAACTATCGATCATATGTCGGATGGGGTGATAGCCCATTTGATTTAAATTCATCTTTAACAGTATCAAATAGTTCTATAACCTATAAAGGAAATAAAGTATGGCATGCTGATAATGACGGTGCAGGTAGTGGATTAGATGCTGATTTGTTAGATGGTTATCAATTAGTTACTATTGGAAATGCTACTGGTCCTCATTCTGTTTTTAGCAGGCCATCTATTGGAAATGAATTCAGATCTTGGTATATAGGTAATTTACCAACTGTAGCTTCCACTGGTACTGGAGAAGCTAAAGTAGTATTCAACATTTACGGTTTGACTAACTTTGCTTCTACAGAAGAAATATTTACTACTATTACTGCCAGTACAAGAGGAAAAATTGGAGTTGAGGTTGTAAATCACATAGGAGATGCAAGTCAATATAAAGTTGGTTATGTAGCTACTGATTCAGAAGTACAAATTTGGGTAACAAATCTACAAAGATATGGAGGAACTTCCAGTTTGGATATCTGCGTTAGTAAACAATTTACTTTAGTAAATTCTGTTCAAACTACTGTTCCTGAGAATATTGTATATGTAAATGTAGGTAAAATTGTAACTACTTCTAATCTAGAAGATACTCTAGCATACTGGTATGAAAATGATGAAAACAATTCATCCACAACATGTGCAACAGGTGGTAATAGAAATGTAATTGAATCATTAAGAAGTAAGTTCAAGAGATGTATTGCTAAACCATATGGAGATGATGCTGCATTGATTAGTTACTTAAACGAAATAGATAGTAATAAATGGCCTGATGGTACAGGTGCTACTTACGAAACCGTTAGAAAGGAGAGTTTAATGGTACATTTCCCTAAATACTATCACAAAACTATAGAAAGAAGCCCAGGTATTTGGAGAACATACATATCAGAACAACAAATTGATAATGACTACATTGAGGAACCAGAATTATTATTAGGTACATTTGAAGGAATAATTTCAGATGAAAATGGAGGAGCGTTGACTAGTACTGGATCTTCTATATCAACAGCATCTAAAACTATGGCACAGTTCGTTGCAGCAGCAAAGGTAAATGGTTCAATGTATGGTATTGGTGATTATAGGTCTCATGCTACTATAGCTAGAATGTTTTGTGCTTACTATAAGACTACTAATATTAGTACAAGCAATAGTGCTATTCCTTGTTCAGGAGGTACTAAGAGATATGACTACGGTTGGACTGGTGGAACAAAGGCTTTAGGTAATAGAGATGGGAAAGCAGCTGTAAATAATGATGCTGGATATTACTCAACTAACTTCTTAGGACTTGAAGACTGCTATTACAGTAAGTGGGAGTTTGTACAAGGAATAAACATTTTAAAAGGTAAATACGTTGTATATGATGGAGGTTCATTCCCAGATAAGGATGTAGCAGAGCTTGAAGCAGCAGGTGCTACTAATATCAGAGTTGTAGGATATGAACCTAATCCAGCTGCAACTGAAGGATATAATGGATGTACTAAAGCCGTAGCTCAAGGCAAATATGGTGATGTAGTTCCTACAGCACATGGTGGATCTGAAACTACTTACTATTCCGATTATAGCTGGTTTAATCCAACAGGAAATAGAATCTTTCTACGGTCGGGTGGTTCGGATCATGGTTTTCGGTGCGGGGTCTTCGTGGCTCGTGCTGATAATGCATCCTCGACTTCGTGGCCGAGTATCGGTGCAAGATTAGCCTTTTATGGTAAGATCGTTGTAGTTGATTCAGATACATTTAAGAAAATGCAGGCATAGTCCTGAGTAATATAGATAATTAAATATTAATAACAAGGGCGGGATCTAAAAGAATTACTATGAGATGACTTTATAGTAAGACTGCTGTCACATTATTTCATACTTGAAAAAACAGTCAGGTAATTCAGATAATGGTTCTCAATGCAGAGTCTTCATAGCTAATGCTAATAATGCATCCTCGAATTCATAGACGAATATCAGTGAAATTTTGAAACTAACAGATACTTTCAGATAACTACAAAAATGTTTGTTGAACTTAGATCAGCCTTACCTCTAGGTAAAAGATAACAGGTGCTTTGAAGAGACCTTAGTAGTATTGTGCGAACGGGTCTTACCACCAAAATAGCTTATGAAAAGAATAGGCAATTTATTTAACAGGATAATATCATATGAAAATCTGGTCCGGGCTGAAAAGAAGGCTAGGCTAGGTAAAACTAAAAGATACGGCGTTAAGAAATTTGACAGGAATCCATATGAAAATCTGGTCCGGTTACAAAAGGCATTAATAGAAGATACTTATCGTACTTCGGAATACTGCGTATACACAATCATCGCCGATCGTGGTAACAAAGAAAGAGAAATATACAGGCTACCGTATTATCCAGACAGAATAGTCCATCATGCTATAATGAATGTTATAGAACCTTACCTTGTTAATAGATTTACTGCAGATACCTTTAACTGTTTAAAAGGAAGAGGTATTCATTATGGAGTAAAGAGATTGAAAAGAGATTTAAAAGCTGATAAAGAAGGCACAAAATATTGTTTAAAATTAGATATTAAAAAGTTCTTTCCTTCTATAGATCAAGATGTGTTATACTCACAATTTGAAAAGATATTTAAGGATAAGAAACTATTAAGATTATTACATCATGTAGTTTATTCTACACCAAAAGGTTTACCGATTGGAAATTACATATCTCAATTTGCAGCAAATTTGAATTTGACTTGGTTCGATAGGTGGATTAAACAAGTATTAAAAATAAAATATTATTACAGGTATTGTGATGATATTGTTATATTACACCCAGATAAAGATTACTTAAGATATTGCTTACAAGAGATTGAAAAATATCTAGCTGATAACTTGAAACTAAAAGTAAAACGTAATTGGCAGATATTTCCTGTAGAAGCAAGAGGTATAGATTTTATTGGTTATGTATTTTACCATGATCATACTTTACTCAGGAAAGATATCAAAAAGAAGTTTATTTATAAATTAGGTTATAAAAGTAAGAATAAGAGGTTAACATCACTAGCAGCTTATTGGGGATGGTGTAAATATGGAAACTGTCATAATTTATGGTATCGCTTTACGAGATCTTATAATTTTAAAGATTATAGACAAAAATTATTAAGTAGTTATGGAATTAAAGAAAGTACAAGGTGATCATATACCTGAAGTAATAGAATACCTAGGAATGAATGAATGGGCAGTTAGATGGGATATTGAAGAAATTAATTCTGAAGATATACATGGTTATGCTTATTATGAATTAAAATTCAATGAAGAACCAACTTATGATTCTTTCGTAAGTAAGGTTATCAGAACTAGATATAGTGCAGATGAGGAAGCAGCATTAAAATCTAATATGGTTGAACAATTGCTTAGTGGCAGTCAACCTATTACCAGATATGATGAATGGCAATCTTTTCAAACACTTAGAACAGAAGCTAAAACAATTGGCAAACAAATATTTAATATTTAATTATGGTAATTAAAGTAAAATATAATGGGGAATGGGTTAAAATACCATACTTAAGTAGTGATCATGGTCGGGAACTAGTAGAAGAAGCACCTAAAGATGGTAAGCAATATGCTAGGCAGAATGGAGTATGGTCTGTAGTAAATATACCAAAAGTTGATTTTACTGATGTATATAATGCTATTGATACTAATGACTATGTTACTGCAGATAAAACCAAAGTTACAAACATCAATGAGGTAGTTGAAGCTGCTACTAAGAATATTACAGCAACAGATATCTCTATTACTCTGGATAAAAGGAACTTAGTAACCAATGTAGTAGAAAATATAGAATTAAATCTTCCTGCATCTACTACAGCTTTAGCTGGTTTGATGTTACCTTCAGATAAGACAAAGTTGAATGGCATTGCTGCTGGTGCCGAAGTAAATGTTAATGCTGATTGGAATGCTACAGAAGGAGATGCATTGATATTAAATAAACCTACATTATCTACTGTAGCTACATCTGGTAGTTACAACGATCTTACTAATAGACCCACCATACCTACCGTAGATGTTAACAAAAAATATGTAGATGATCAATTAGCTACTAAAGCTGATTTAGCGGATTATACGGTATTTGACATCTTCATGAAAGTGGCAAACGGCGATACTCCATCTATATCTCAAGAAGACTATAATACATTACTAGAGAAGCTTCCAAACGGTTTTGTTAATACACTCCCAATTAGAGATAATCCTGCGTATATATCAAGTCTTTTTGGCGGATATAACACCAATGGTGATAATTCTTTTTGGTTTTATGCGCAACAAACTATGGGGGTTAATCATTGTTCTATACAAATGTGGATACGTCAGAATTTAGATGTGGAAACTCAGGTCAATAATGATTATTTAATTCCGGTAACTGATGGAATTTCTATACAGGCAAGTGTTACAAATAATTCTACTGATCCTAATGTTAAGGAAGTAGTAATACATACTACAGGTGACGGATCAAAAGCTTTAATGGATGACGGCAAGTATCGTAAGCTTCCAGTATATGGCAGAAACCTGTTATTGGGATCGGGGAAGGAAGTGAGTAATGCCGAGTATGAGATGGCTAATTACTGGCTAACTGAACAGATATCTAAAGGAACACAAGTAACATTGACTATTTTTGGAGAGTTGGGTGATGATAAGGAAATGTTCACTATATATAACTCTACTGGTGCAGTAGGTTCTATGGCTCAGTTCAGTAAGACTGACTTTGTAAATGGGAAGGCCAGTAAGACTTTTAAATGGATTACTAATATCGGAGATGCAGTAGCTGATAATACACATATGGTTGTATTTAGTTCTCCTAAAACTGGCACATCAATTTCCACCATCCATAAGATTAAACTTGAATATGGTGATATTTCTACTGAATGGTCTCCAGCTTGGGAAGATATACCAGATCTAGAAGAAAGATATGCGTATGGTGTTGAGTGGGATACTGCATCATCTAGTCCTGATGGGGTTAGAGTAGGTAATATTCAATTGCATAGAGAGCTACCTATCCAGAGTAAGATGAGAAGGTGTTTGTTGGATAGAGATGGTGGAGTTAAAGAATATTTGGATAATGAGCTTTCATGGGGTGGAAGCTATTTGGATTATGCTGTTATGACAGAGATACCTGAACATTGGTATAAATTGTATTTTAATGGCACTAAATTTAGGATGATGTTGTCCGAAGTTCCATTACCTGGGTATAAACATGTAGATAAGTTCTATATCTCAACGTATGAAGCCAGAATATATAGAACCGATAATTTATTATGTTCAGCGGCTGGAGCTAGTAAATTAAGTGATCCTAATTCAATTAATTTTAGAGGTGGTGACAACACCGCTGAATGGGATGATACCTATCGTTCTCTGCTGGGTCTCCCTGTCACTAATCTCACACGAGACCAATTCCGTCAAGCTGCAAGGAAACGTGGAAAGGGTTGGGAAATGTATACATATGGAGCACATAAGACTCTATTCTGGTTATTTGCAGTAGAATATGCTACATTAAATAGTCAAAAATCGTTTAATGCTCAAAAGGACGCTAACGGTTTCGCCCAAGGTGGTCTAGGTCTTGGACCAACACAAATGACGGATTGGACTAATTTCAATAATAACAACCCCCTTATCCCATGTGGATATACCAACGAGTTCGGGAACGGTTCGGGAGAAAAGGCATATGTGGTGAAGAACGCTTCAGACGGTACTCATGCCACATTGATGGCTAACAGGTATCGTGGCATAGAGAATCCGTTCGGTCATGTCTGGAAATACACTGACGGGGCTAATATACAGGTCACCACAGGCGATTCTGGATTGTCTATATTATGGACTACCAACGATCCATCTAACTTCAGCGATACCTCTTACACGGGTTATGACAATAAGGGTAATGCCTGTCGTATAAATGGTCACGTCAAGAAGATGTTGCTTGGAGAAGATGGTGATATAATAGCCATGGAAGTCGGAGGTAGCACCTCTACCTACTGGTGTGACAACTACTATACCAACGTATCGGTTAATCGTATGCAGCTTGTGCTGGTTGGTGGTAGATCGGACGATGGGCTGAATGCAGGCTTGGCTAACGTGGGAACAACTAATCCGTCTGGTGTGGCTAATAACATCGGGTCTCGCTTTTGCTTTTTCCCAAAATATAAATCAACTGAAATAACTACAACTACAGAATAATATGAATAGAACATATAGTGATAAAATACCCAGCACAATAGAAAGAGATAGTAATGGTTACTATTTATATAGATGGGATATACAAATGGAACAAAGAGATGAATATATTGGTTATTCTTATTATGAAGTGATTGTATGGCCTACATTAACTGCTAATAAGATATTAGAAACATGTATTAATGAACTATGGGGTACAGATGTTGAAGCAAAGAAATTGAATGACTACAATGCTGCCTTATTGGGGATATTAGATGAAAGTTATATAGACATATATAAAGATTTCCTACAAAAGAGAAAGCAATTAAAAGAGCAAGTAGATTCAGATTTTGTTGCTTATGAACAAATACAAGAGGAATTAAATAGTGGACAAATAACCGCTATTACTTAGGATAGTGTCAATTTATAAATAAAGAACTTTTAAACCTTATTGACGTTTACTAAATAAACTGTCAAAAGATATCAGAACGCTAGCTAATCTTGTATTGGTTAGCGTTTTGTTTTTCAATCATCTTCTTTCAAATTATTGTAATGTTACAAAGACTAAATAATATTATATTAACGGCTCAAAGTGTAGCTACAGTGAATTACTTTAAAGAATTAGTTAATGACGGACCGATTAAATTTGTTGCCTGTTTACTATCTGGTGCAATGGGTTGGTTATCTACATTCTTTGCTCCAATATGGACAGTAATAGTTGTAGTGTGTGTATTTATACTTATAGATGCAATTCTTGGCACCAAAGTATCAATTACTCATGGTGGTAAGTTTGAATCTAGAAGATTGTGGTCTACTTTAAAGAAATTCGGAAACTGTGCAATGATAATTTCTTGTTGTCATCTTATGGACACAGAAATAGTAAAGTCAATTGACATGCATTTAGTAGAAGGATTTTCAGGAATTGTTTGTGGAGTTGAGTTGTGGTCAATGATCGAAAATCTCCAAGCAATTGATCCTACTGGACCATGGAAGATCTTCAGTAAGTTCATACGTAGCAAAGGAGAAAAGTATTTGGATATTACAATAGAAAAAGATGATTTACCAAAGATAAAGAAACTTGTAAAAAAGATAAAATGATATTTTCCAAAGTAAAGATAGCTATTGCTGTTATTTTTAGTTTACTATTGTTTAATAATGTCAGACTTGCTAAGAAAGTAAATGACTTAGATAAACAAGTAGGGATTGCAATGAATAATGCTCAAGTATGGGAAAATATTGCAAATCAAAATAGAAATGAAGCAAGGTTATTGGAATTGACAGTAAATGATTTTAAAAATTCTAACGATAGTCTAATAAAGGTCGCCAGGGATCAACAAAAGAAGCTAAAGATCAAAGATAAGCAACTACGTCAAGTAGCATCCACTGAGACCGTGATTAGAGATACCACAGTAAGAATAATCCCTTCAAAAGAAAAGGATTTCTGTGTAGAGCTAAAACCAAATCAATTGACAACCATCACGGTGGCTAGAAAAGATAGCGTGTTCACACATACTATGGAAATACTAAATCATCAAGATTTATTTGTATACGAAGATAAAGTCTATAGAAGACGTTATAAGAATTGGTTTCAAAGATTAATTCACTTCGATTTTAAAAAAGATAAAATCAGTAAATATCAAATTATAAACTCTAATGATTTAATTCAAGTATTAGATACTAGAGTAATACATATATCAGAATAATTGCAATACATTTCAATTTAGTGTTAATCAATAAATAAATTGAAACTATGCATTTGAACAAATTATTAGAACAAATTAAACGCCATCAATCCCCTACAGAAGCTATAGATAAGTTGGCAACAGCTTTAGAGAAGCATGAAGGTAGCCTGTTGGAGAAAGGCTTCACTATTTTAAAGTCAGAATTGGCTGCAAATATGTATGAAGCTATAAATGGCCCTCATTTTGATGAGGAACATGCTCGCTATGCTGTAGAGGGTATGGAAAATGAGGATGGTACAAAAGGTCCTCACTGGACGGTTGAAGAGACAACGTCCGTTGCCAATCAAATGGGCATAAACTTAAAATCAGAGAAACATAATAAGTGGGACTGGTTTGTTGCTATGAATATGATATATTCAGACTTTTATAAAGCAGTAGTAGCAATGACTGGTAGCGCAAATACCAAATATTTCGCAGAATTAGCTAAAGCTTGGCTTTGTGACAAAGACATTTCAGAAGGCAAGATGTGGCACTACTATGTGTACATTATGTGTGACGACGAAGAAAACGATTATAAAGCATACGAACGTATGCACAGAGATCGTGAAGAAGAATATGGTCGTTATGCAAGACGTTCTGGTAGAATGGAATACGCAAATAAAGAAAACGATTACCGATATCCTTACTCTAAATATTATGACGAGTATGAAAGACCTGGTCGTAATAGATATTATGAGTTAGATTATGATCGTGAAGATCGTGAAAAAGAAATGCGTGACCGTGATAAAGAATCCAGAGATAGACGTAACACATCTGTTAGATATTTCTAATTATCAAAGTTCAATTGATTCAGTTAATTTGAATCTGACTCAGATGAATGCTGATAACAGATTGTCTATCTGTCAGCAAACTAATACTTTGCAGAACGCTATTACTTCAGGTTTCAATACCTTGTCTAGTGAAAATGCTACAAGATTCAACATTCTTGGTGCTAAGATAGATGCTCAGACTCAAATGATAAATGACAAGTTCTGTCAATTAGAGATGAGAGAAATGCAGAATAAGATCGACACATTACGTGACGAAAAGAATGCATTGCAATCTTCTGCATTGCTACAACAACAGACTTCTAATATCGTTAGTCAAATTAGACCTTGTCCGGTTCCTGCTTACTTAACATGTAATCCTTATGGATGCAATGGTGGGTTGAATGGATACGGTTATGGTTATCCTTATGGATACGGCGATAGCTGTTGCGCTTAATAAGAAAGGAGGCGATTATGTATCCTTTCGTATTTAATCCATTTGGTAGAAATAACACCGTAAATATTTTAGATCTAGTAATACCTAAAGTAAAAACTATAGCAATAGGTGAATCCACTGAAAATGTAGTATTAGGTATCTGCCCTAAAGTATGGTGTAGATTACCCAAAGAAGGTGTAATTGTTTTGGAAGTTAGACACACAGCAGAAGCTTCAGGAGCTAGTCTACCTGTATTTATCTCGGTTTCTGGTTCTGTAAGTACTGCTTCAAATACTCGCAATATACCTTTAGTAAATGCTTCAAGTGAGCCAATTACTGGTTCACAAGTTAGTGCTGGGAACAGATACATCGCATATTTTAATAAATGTGACAATGTAATACAGTTGATGAATTATACTCCTGCACCAGCTGCCTAAATATTAATCAAGATATATGGGCAGCTATGAGAGTTGCCCATATTCTTTAAATTTATAAAGATATGACATTCTCTCAGTTAACGTCGGGTACTAGAATACACGTACTCGAAATAACAGGTACTTTTAAAAAGAACACAACGTACAGTTTAGGAACGGTAGTCAGTGTATCAAAACCCTATGACGAACCAGTGCCACCGACACAATTTCCGATGCCTATGCAAAATAGACGTAAGCTCGTGGATCTAGTGATTTCGTGTGATGGTGAACAAAGAAAACTGTCAGTATCTGAAGATAAAACAATGATGACCGATTCATCCATCGGTCTTACTATAGCCACAGAAAAATCACAAATTGTTAACATGGTTAGACAGTCTCTTGACGATTGTAGAATTAAGAAAGAGAGCCTGAGTAAGATTGATGAGGAGATGAGGAGATGTGAAGACATCTTAAAAATACTTAATGTAAATTCGGACATAACAACCAATGTGACAAAAGATTTCAAAGAACTTGATGACTTAAAAGCTGAAGTGAAAGAGCTTAAACAACTTTTACAAAATGTATCTGCTGTTCGTCCGGAAGTAATAAAAAATACTCCACCCAATTCTGCTGAAGATAAAAAGGTAGAACCAGAGGGAGAAATAAAAAAAGAAATCTAAAAACACAAAGGTTGGCTATTTAGTCAACCTTTTTTATTTTAAATAATATGAGCACATTATACAATAACAAATATGATATCCTAGCTAGTACAATCCAACCTAATCCTGCTTCTGTTAAATATTGGGCAGATTTATCATCTAATCCAAATGGTGGTGATTTGAAATATTTTAATGGTAATACATGGGTATTGGTTAATAACAAAACCACTGAAGACATCAGTACGTTAAAACAAGATGTGGAAACTCTTAAAGAATCCAAAGTAGACAAAGTAGAGGGTAAGCAATTATCTACTGAAGATTACACAACAACCGAAAAATCTAAACTTGCAAGTTTATCTAATTACAACGATGCAGAAGTAAGAGAATTAATTTCTGCTTTGAATCTTAGATTGACTACCCTAAGTGAGGATCTTGAAAGTTTGGAAGCTAGAGTTGCTGCATTAGAAACACCGGCTGCGTAATGGAATTAACATTAAATAGAATCTTTCTAGGTAGCTCTGCAACTATTGGAGAATTGTATGTTGATAGAGAACACATAGCAGATACTCTTGAAGATAGAGTAAGACCAGAAGGAGAAAAAGTTTATGGTAAAACTGCAATACCCGAAGGTACTTATGAAGTTAAATTGACTTATTCACCAAGATTTAAGAAAATATTACCAGAAATCCTTAATGTACCTAACTTTAGTGGTATTAGAATTCATACTGGTAATAGTTCTAAAGATACAGAGGGATGTATTCTTGTGGGTACTTGGGATGGTGAGAAAGAAGATTGGATATCTAATTCTACTGTAACTTATAATAAGATTATACCCCTACTTCAGAAGGCGGTGGATAATAAAGAACAAGTAACAATAACAATAAATAACTTATAAGTATGAAGAAACATTATGCAACTCATGTAGAAGACACTGATAAACTTATAAGTGTGGCGGGCCCTATACTGGAATATGAAACTTGGTATGAACAGTATAAGAAGCTGATGGAAGAACAAGCGCAACGTAAATATGGTCTTTATACCCCTACTTCAGAAGGCGGTGATGATTTTGATCCTTCTTCATTTGATCAAGCATGGACAGTGGCCGGCAAGACCAATGAGGATAGTGATCGTGCTACTATTACCAATATTACAGGCAATGGTAATGATCTTAAGCTGACCAATTTTGGGTTTGCGGAAGGTAGCGGGTATAATCAAGAAGGTGAATATGCGGGCTATCTGATTACTGATGGGGTGGATGATAAGGTTGTTTCGTCGGATTTTGTAATGGATAAGGAATTTACGATTGTTGGTGAGTGGAAGCTGGTGGCTGACGGGATGGAGTCTGCGGGTATCATAAAACCTTCTTCTTTATTTGTGTTTAACAGAGATAATGGATTGATAATATACATAAATAACACAAGTAAAGGACAAGTTTTAAATACTAAATCTTTAAAGGCTATTTGTTCAGATGGACGTGTATATTCTGATGATTGGTCTGAAATGCTAGTTAGTGAAGAACAACCTATTGCAAGTAGTAATAAACACTTAATGATTGGTAGTAATGGAAACTACTTTACTAAAATCGCCTTAAAGAATTTAGCCATTTACAACCATATCCTATCCAAAGACGACTGTATCAAAGCATATGATTATTTACAAACATTAAAAGCAAAGTAAACATGAAGTACATAGTAATCCCAAAAGAAGTTTACGACTCCATACCGGTAGAAGTAAGAGAACAAATGGGTATTGGTTCCCCAAGGTTCAATACGGACGAAACCGAAGTCATAATGCACATAGAGCACTATGACGTACTGTTTCCGCCCACTGCAACATTAGAGATAGATGGAGAAGAAATAACCGAATCTACGTATCCATTTCCTGTATATACATCCCCGTCCTTAGAATTTAGTAACTTACTAGCTTCAGAAGAATGGAGCTCAAATGAAGAAGAATATGACATTTAATTCATTAAATTCAATCATAGACGATATATTTCTCATACTTAGGGATAATAACATTTCCGAGTCTGAGAATCTATCACGTATACAGGTAGAACAATGGATTCATCAATACAGAGCCTATCTAATCAAACAAGATTTGGATAAAGGTAGAGACATAAATGAATCGTATGTTCAAACAATAGGACCATTGCATATTTCTAAAGTACGAAATTGCCCTACGGATGGATACAATTATAAATCTGACGAGGAATTACCAAAGTTTATAGATTTACATTTTGGATCTGGGTTAATTTGTGTAAAAGACTTAGATGGTAATTTGATTCAAGTTGGAACTGAAACCAAAGCAAAGTATCAAATTAATAGAAAATATACATGCAATGATTATATTGCATATCTTAAAGGAAATCATTTGTACATAGTGGGACCAGAACATCTAGAGTATGTAAAAATAGATGGGATTCTAGAAGATCCAACGTCAATTGGTGAATGTTTTGATAGGGATGATACACCATATCCTGTTCCTGCAAATATGATACCTACGATTAAAGATATGATCTTTAGTAAAGAATTAAATTTGATGTTACAAATGCCAAATGATACTACTAACAATAGTACAAATGATGTAAAAGTTCAATAATGGAGACGAAAGCTTATACAGGACACAATTTTTATGATTCATACTCTGAGTATGTGGAAGATAATCCACTATATCAAGTTGAATATAGAGTATTTAGAGACATAATAAACGATTACTTTAAATATCTTAGAGATGAGTTAATAGAAAACGGAAAAGAGGTTAAGTTACCTTGTAGAATGGGAACCATTCAAATAGTAAAACATAAACCTAAAGAATATACTGGGAAGAGTCTTCGAATTGATTATGCTGAGAGTAAGAAAGCTGGTAAAATTATTTATCATTTAAATGAACATTCCAATTTCTATAAATATAGAGTATATTGGAATAAACAAAATATGATAACCCCAAATAAAACTAAATATCAATTAGTAATGACGAGGGATAATAAAAGGCATCTTGCTCAGATTATCAAAAATCATATTAGAGATTATAGAGAATTATGATTACAAAATTAACTTCAATTAAAACGGTAATTGCTAAGATAATTGCTGATCTAGATTTGAAAGAAGATGACATGAGAATAAGTGACATCAGATCTTGGTGTGGAGAAGCAATTGAAAAGATTGGTGCTGTTACACAATTTATTCCAAAAGTATCTGGTCAAGATGGTACTCCAATTACTAAATTGTGTGGGTATCAAGCATCATTACCATGTGATCTTCATCAATTGCATCAAGTTGCATACTCTTTTAATTGTGATGGACCTTGGTTTCCTATGAGGAAAGCTACAGGTTCATTTGCTGTTTGGGGACATGGCAAATGCTGTTGCAACTGTGACTGTTATGATGAACTTGGACACAAAAAGGAATGTAGACACAACAATTGTTGTGAACATTGCGATCCAAATATGATTGTACAAGAAGATACAATGGTAAATTTAGTAGTAGATATGATTGGTAACATTGATAAAACAGAGGCTTTAGAATTGTTAAACACTAATCAGAATTTACGTACAATCATTTCAAATCTTATAAATGAACGAACATACAATGATGGATTTAATACTGCAAATCCTAGTGGAGGGCTACAATATAGTATTAAACCTGGATTTATAATGTGTAATGTTCCATCAGGTTACTTAAAACTATCCTATAGTGCAATACCTACTGATGAAGATGGATATACTTTAATACCAGATTTAACTTCCTATACTGAAGCTATATACTGGTATGTTACAATGAAACTGAAGTATCCTGAGTATTTGAATGGTAAGTTAAATCGAGAAGTGTACTACGATATTAGAAGATCTTGGAATTTTTATAGAAACCAAGCATATGCTGAGGCATTGATGCCAAATGAAGATGGTATGGAGTCTATTAAAAATAATTGGAATAAAATCGTTCCAGAATTTAGAGATCACAATACTTTTTATTCACATACTGGGGAAAGACAAATAATTTATAACGCAAATGAACGCTACTAGACAAACAAATACATTTTCTGGGGGTCTTAGTATGGACGTAGATTATTCCGTATTGAAAGATAACCAGTATATATATGCAGAGAACATTCGTATACTAACGAATGAAGGATCTTCTTTTGCAGCAATGCAAAATATAGAAGGATTTTTAGCGTGTAGACCTTCTTCAAATTTGTCTGGTGAAACTATCATACATGTTACCACAGTAAGAGATTGGGCGATTGTTTTTACTAAAATTAATGGTACTAGCAATAATAATGTCTATAGGATTGATTTTTCTAGATCACAGGAAGAACCAATTGTAACAAAAGTGGTAACTAATAGGCCTTTAGATATAGAAGTATCATCTAGCAACGTAGCTGCAATTAGTAGTGTATGTAGATGGGAAGCAAGTAATAATGTAAAAGTATATTGGGCAGATGGTCATTCACAAATTAAAGTAATCAATGTGGATGATGATCACATATCTAGTAATTCATCTATTACTTCGGATACTATAGTAATGCTACCAAAGGCTACATTACCTCCATTTGAATTTAATGGATTTGGAACAGGTAGTTTAGAATCTGGAATGATACAGTACTGTTATCAATTGTTTAAAGTAAGAGGTACAGAGTCTGCAATATCTCCACTTACCCCTCTTTATCATTTGAGTGATGGAGATCAAAAAACTAATTACAATGCTGTAAAAGGAAGTTCTAAAGGACAAAATACTGGTAAGTCCATAAAGTTACAAGTAAGAAACAATAGCACTGGATTTGATAGACTTAGAATAATCTCCTTATTCTATAAGGCAAAGAATGAAGTACCTGTAATATCCATAGTAGACGATATAGTTATTGGAACTGGTTCTGTAATAAACTATGAAGATAAAGGTGGTAGTTTAGTATCAGAATTAAGTATTGATGAATTTAATTCATTAGCTAATTACACATTTGTACCTGAAGTAATAGAATCTAAAGACAATAGGTTATTCGCTGCTAATCTTACTGAGGAAACGTGGGATGTAGAATATGATGCCAGAGCATTTAGAGCTAATTCATCTGGTAATGTACTATTACTATCTAATTCTGGTTCTTCATTAAATTTTGCTTTATCTGCGTTAACCACTACAAATATACCAAAGGATCATGATTGTATATGCCCATTTAATGTTGATGGTAGTGCTTATAAATACACTACTTCTCCAACAGGAGGATATATACAAGGTGGAAAGGGTAAGAACGTATCATATAGGTTCATCACTACGGACTTACTAGAAGATGCATCTACCACATCTAGAGGAATGATAAACGAAGAATTTACATTCAATTCTTCTTCAAGATCACTTACTAGTTTAGGTATCAACTATGAAGGTAATGATAAATCAAATACAATAAGCTTATCATCTGGTAACAAAATACCAAACTATTCTAATGCTGAAATAGAATCCAAAGTAAAGGGGTATATGAGGGATGAGATTTATAGATTTGGTATAGTATTGTATAATAAGCAAGGTTTGGCATCACCAGTGCATTGGATAGGTGACATAAGAATGCCATCTAATAAAGATACAGGTTATAAGTTTTTTACTTCTAATGAGGCTAGTGATTATGGATCTAATTTATCAGTTGTTACCAAACCACTTGGTATTGAGTTTGAAGTAAAGAATTTACCATCAGATGTAGTAAGATATGAGATAGTTAGATGTGAAAGAACATTGTCTGATAGAACTATATTAGCTCAAGGTGTAGTAAGTTGTATTACAAATTATGACAGAGATTCTAACATCTTAACACCATTCCCATATCTAGCTTATTCAAATAAGCATGGTTACTATGCAAAGACTCATAACGATGGAGATTTTCAATATACTTTTAACTTATCAGATACGCAATCTAATAATTATTTCATGTTCGTGTCTCCAGAGATAGCGATTAACAGAGAAAATGCAGATGCGTTAATTGATAAGTTTCAAACAGTTGAAAAGGTAGGGATTATGACATCTCCTATTACTGCAGATGGTGACTGGGGTATTACAGATGGTTCTCTAAAAGTATTAGCAAATGCCAGATCTATAAAGTATGACGGTTCTACAATAAAATCAACTAAATCATTAGGAGGTCAATCTAGTAATGGTTATGTGGCTAATGGAGCCATAGTAATAAACAATGATGATTTTTATTCAGCGTTACTTGCTAAATACTATGGTTTATATGTTGAAAATGGTGTTCAATCTGCTGCAATAGAAAGTGCGAAATATGCAGGACCCAGTAGTCCTTGGTTAACAAATGGTGATCAACCTTGGTATAATGCTGAAGCAATTACTATTGGTGATAAAGTATATTATAACTGGGTGTGGGATAATATTAGAACTGCAGGAGACAGTGAAGTAGATAAGACTGACGCAAATAATGTTAGAAAATACGGTCCTCATGGAATATGTGCCATATTTAAGAGTGATAACATGGTTGCTAATATACCATTAGCTGTAAGTACTTCTAGTTACAGATATGTCAATGCAGTTGTTTTGTGTAATATAAAGCAAAGCGTAAATGCATATGGCGGTAATTCATACTCTGCTATACAGAACTCTGTATATATTACTACTGGTGCTAGCGCTGAATCTAGTGTTTCCACAGTACTGTGCTATGGTGGTGATACATATCTAAACATATTTGATTACAATAACTGTATGTTTAGTTATAACACAGATGATTATTATAACAATAAAGCAAATAGATTGTTCTTAGGGGCTTTCATACCATGTGAGTCAAGTGTTAATCTAGCATTAACCCATGCGGATTCATCTATAAATAGAACTTATCAAGCTGGTGATGGGTATGCTAACCACTTTGTAGAAGATGATATAATTACTGTTGGTGATTTATATACTCAGAACACTCCATCATATGCATACAATGATGCTTATTCTGCTCAACCTAATGCGAAAAAGTTTGTAGCTAAATCTATTTACAATATAGATAATCTATTAACAGATACTCGTATCATATCTTCAGAGCTTAAAACAAATAATGAAGTTACTGATTCATGGACAAAATTCAAGGTAGCCAATTATCTTGATGTAGATACTAGATTTGGACCAATTAATGATATGAAGTTGTTTAAAAACAATCTAGTATTCTGGCAAACAGACGCTTTTGGCACAGTTGCAGTGAATGAACGTTCTATTATAACTGATAATAACCCAGGTGCTCTTACTCTAGGTACTGGTGGTATACTAGACAGATATGACTACTTTACTACAATGAATGGTGAAAGTCCAAACCAGTTGAGAGCAAATACTCAATCAGATAGTACCGTATACTGGTATGATAGTAAACGTAATGAGATATGTGGGTTTAATGGTCAATTACAAACAGTATCTAAATTAAAAGGAGTTCAATCTTATTTGAATAAGAATAAAGACTTGTTTAAAAAAGATCCTATTGCAGTTTATGATAAGAAATATAATGAAGTTCTGTTTACTCTAGGAGATAAAACATTAGCGTTTAATGAACAACTAGGAGTATTTACTTCATTCTATAACTATAATCCAGACTATTACGCAGAGTTTAGTGATAAACTATATTTATTTAAATCATTGAAACTGTTTAAATATAATGGTGGTGAACAAGCTGATTTAGATTCTGACAAAGCAAAGGTATCTGAAATAGAATTTGTAGTTAACAAAGATTATCCACAAACCAAAACATTTGATAATGTTGAATATGGTGGTGATTTTACTACAGATACTAATTTTGATTTGATATTATTTACTACAAAAAGACAAACTAGTGAAACATTGACTAGTGAAGATATTGATTACAGAGAGGATACTTATAAATTTGCAATCCCTCGTAATTCTTTGAAGCTTAATGAAGTAGAACAACTGGCTAACAAATCATACAAAGATAGGATGAAAGGAAAATATCTTATCTGTAATTATAAGTATGATTGCAATGGTGGTAATAAATTTAAAGTGCCATACATTAGTACAGCTTATAGATACTCAATGATATAATATGAAAAAGAAAAATAACAAAAATACTATACCAGCATATGTGTTTGGCATGGATCAGTTGTCAAACTACCTTGGTGGAGCTAATGTATTTGGCTCTGCCATTTCTGGTTTATCAGAAGAAGGTTCAACAGGTGATATTGCAGGTAGTACTATTGGCAGTGCAGCTTCGTTAGCCGGTGCTGGTCTCACTGTAGGTGGTCCTATTGGTGCTGCTGTTGGTGGTGGATTAGGATTAGTGAGTGGACTTATTGGTTCAATTAAACGCAAGAAACAAATGCAAGCGTTAAGACGCAGAAAAGAAACTCTCAATAAAACTAAAATAGGTATGAATGCCGCAGCTGAAACTGAAGGAGAATATTGGGATGATAATGATCTTGCATATACATTCGAGAATGGTGGAATACTCCCAGACTTAGCTTACTTGGACAACAATGAAGTGGTTAGAGATGATTATGGAAATATTGTTCAAGTTCCAAATACTCAACCAGGTACAGATAATCATTTAGTTGATGCGTCTACTTTGGAATCTGTGTTATCTGACAAAATTAAAAGACCTGGTACAAAGAACACATTTGCTAAGGAAGGACAAATATTATCTAAGATGACAAAACCTAGCAAAGGCAAAGATATATTTGCTGAGAATACAAATAAATTGAATAAAATAAATGCTAATAGAGCATATAACAGACTATTAGCAGAACAAGAAGCAGTTAAAGCTGCAAAAGGAGTCAAACCCAAAGTAAAAGGTATACCTGCGTATGAGGATGGTACTAATAATAGAAAATTACGTTGGGGCTTGTGGAATGTCGAAGATGTGGATATACCACAATTAAATGTGCTTGATAAGTTATTTACTAGGAATGCTAAAGACATAAGCGCAGATGATGCTACGATAAATAGAGGTAGAGCTGGAATTTATAATCCGATACCAGCTAGATATAACAAAAATGCAGCATATAATACTGCATTACAAATGGGGTCTCCTACGACCGGAGCATGGTTCGCTCCATTACAAACTGATACAAACGCTCCACAAGGAGTAGATGCAGTTACATATGCAAATGATGAACCTATTCCAACCATTACATATAGTTCACCCACAGTAACTACAACACCAACTACTACTTCTGTAACTCCTAGTACTACTAAACCTACGACCACCAAATCTACTAAAGCTTCAACAGCTAAACCAAAGATTGTTAAAACAACAACTGAACGATTAGCTGAACCAACTATACCATTACTTAACACTAGCATGGCAATAGATTGGGATGACGCTATTTCTCCTGTTAATATTCCTCAATCTGTAGACGAAGCTACTAAAAAACGTGCTGGTAAAAATGCACCTAAAGATAAATATTCACCAGACTGGTTATCATTAGCTCCTACAGTATATAATACTTTACAATCATTAAGAGGTCCTGAAGAAGAGCCATTAGCATTGAACCCCTATGCAGGAGCAGTTAGAAGTACAATGGCTAGACGTAGAATGAATATTGAACCCGCAAGATTGGCTAACAGTAGATCAAGAGCTATTTCAAACTATAACTTAGCAAACATTAATGCTAACACTGGTTCTAATTTAGCAGCAAGAACTCAAGCTGCTGTTGATGAATATGCTTCTAATGCAAATATGTATGCAACTAAACAAAATGCTGATAATGCTTACTTGGGAGAATACGCAAATACTCTTAATAATTTAGGACAACAATTTGTACAAAGTGAAAATATGTACAATGATCTTAATGCTAGAAATAGAGCTGCTGCTAGAAACTTTGGAGCAACTGCAACTAGTCAACTTGGTAAATGGTCTCAAGTAAATAGACTAATGCAAAATCAATACAATAGGGATCAAATGACACTACCATTCTTAGCTGATTTCTTAAGTCAAGGATTTACTAAAGAACAAGTGGATAATTTATTAACAAGAACTAGAAATAGAGTTTAATATGGTAAATAGATATGATAATCCTGCACAAGCAGAGTTCATAAATACATACGTTCCAATTCCATTTGAACAATTGTATACACTTGGGAAGCAGGCAAAAGAAAACGTAGATCAAGCATTAAAAGATTATTCAACAGCTTTGGACAAATGGGCTGAATTTCAATCTCCATCCGCTGCTGACACAAAAGCATACTATGATGAAACTTATGGTAGAGCTTTGCCTGTGGCTGAAGAATTGTCTAAAAACTTAGACATGATAAAAACTGCAGAAGGTAGATCTAAGATATATTCAGCAATAAACAATGTAGACAGAGCTAAATTAAGTATGCTTCGTCAAAGTGCTGAAGGTTTAAGAGAGAGACAAAAAGTAAATCAACGTCTAATGCTAGAAGGTAAATATAATCCCTTGTGGCACGATGTTGATTTTACTGGTTATAACACACTTACTTCAGGTATTTATAATGATGTATCTCCACTAGGTTATCAATCAATAAAAGATCTTACAGATAAATATGTAAATAATCTTAAAGATAGCTATTTGGGTAGATCCAACGGTTTTATTCATACTGGTGTAACTGGGGATCAAATTAAAAAAATATTGGATGAAAATAAAAGTGGTATACTATCTACTCCTGAGGCTCAAATGCATATGCAAGTGTACTTAAAACAGAACCCTGGAGCAACCGCTGAAGATGCTGCAAATGCTTTTATGGAAAGAGCATATATAGATAATCAAGAATACATTAGAAATAATATTACAGTAGACCCATATGCAATGCAAGCTTTGAAAGAACAACAAGCTTTAAGAGTTGCAGCTACACGAAAAGGAAAAAATGGTGAACAACCAACTGATTATCCAGATGCTTATACTAAATTGTATAATGACGCAGTAGTTCAAGAAAAGCGTCAAATGCAAAATAATCCAAATCTAACTAGAACAAGATCATTTATAGAAGGTCAAGCATCTATGATACAGACTTTGACAGACGCTGCTAATGCTCTAGAATTAGGTGCTATTACTCCAGAAGAATACAACACTATGTATAAGGCATACCAAGAATCTGCATCAAAGAACTACAGTAATGAAGCTATGGCAAATGCTTATGCAGAGGATGTTAGGGATATGTTTGCTAAACAATCTGATATATTCCCAGCTGTTGGAGTAAAACAAGAAAAGTTACCACTGTACTATGATACTGCGTCCAGGGTGTTGAACGAACTTACTTATCCTACTTCAGGATTAGTTATGAACCGTTACAATAAAATAAAATCTTCTAAAGAAGTAGAAATTAACAGTAATGATGCTATAACTAATGGATTTACTATTCCAGATACTAATGGGTTAATATTGTCCACAGACTTTGTAAACAAAGTAATGAAGGTTCCTTCTATGAAATACACGGTTCAGGACAATTCAAGACTTAATAGAAACTTTGCAGAAGACCTAAAATCTGGAGTATTCCAAGATGTTATAAAGGTGCCTAGAAACAAAATAATGGTAGGTGAATCCAATGGCCAACCACAATTATTTCAAAGGGTTAGTGTTAAGATACCTATTCAGTCTATAAGAAATGCTAACTATGATGTTGACAGTTTTAAAGAAATGGTTAATAAAACTATGGGTTTAACATCTGAAGTTGGTTTAAGTGTTAAGCCAATAAAAGGTGAAAGTGTGGAAGATGCGTGGGGTCACTCTGACACTAGAGGTGGTGCAGCTCTTACTGGAGAATACTTTACATTTGATGCAATGGAACCAATTGATCCACATGGTATGACAAGAATGACTTTTGATCAAGAAGTCAATAAAGAACATGGTGGGTCTAAACTACAAAATGATTTATATGATAGTTCATATAACGAATCATATTCTTCTGATATCGAACTTTATCAAACTATGCTTAATCTGTTACAATAATATATGGAAACATCTATATTAGACAAATACAATGCTGGTTTAATTCCCTCTAAAACCAATGCCACTACTGCCGCTATACGGCAAGTAAATGCACAGCATTCCCCTTTAACAAAAATTAAAACAGGGTATGATCGTGAATTGGAACAAACTCCAATTGATGATTATGAAGAAATGTATCTATTGGACAAAGAAAATCCAGAGGAAACTCTTAAAGATAAGAGCTACTTAAAAGATGCATGGACCACTTTTATGAATAGTAGAGATCAAATCAATCTAATGTCGGAAAGAGCTAAATTAGCTAAGGATATAAATCCCGTATTAGATGATATTGATTATGAATTAAATTTTCTTAGTGATAAGCAAAAGCTTAAAAATCTTGAAAATACTATTCCTACTTTGGATGAGAATTCTGAAGAATACAAAAATGCAATATCTGAATACTTTCAACTCCAAAGAACATTAGCAGATAGACAAGAGCAATACGATAGCATCTTGTCTAAATATGGTGAAAAAGAAGGTGATAACATTGATGCGAGAATTGAATATCTAAGTAATTCTAGAAAATCGTGGGAAGAAGAAAGATCTAAAGTAAATGAAGAAATAAATAATATATACTCTAACTTACGAGATAGATCTGAAAATTATACACCGTCTTCTGAATTTAGAATAAAAGAACAAAGAGCTCAAGACAAACCTTGGTATTCTCCAGATTACTTTTTATATGCTGGTCCAGGTTTAATAGGTTCTTCTATGGCAACTGTTAATGGTTATATTGCAGATGCTTTAGCTACTGGAGCTTTATGGTTAGGTAGACATTATGCTACTACTGGAGCATTGAACGCTGTCCCTGGAATTGGTGCTGCATCTAATTTAATTGGGTGGGGTAGTGCAATTGCAGCTACTGCAGCTAGTGTTGCTGGTAATATATACAGTAGACATAGAGAGTCTCTAGCTCAAGTATATGGTGCGTATAGATCTAGAATTGAAGATAGTTTAAAGGAACAAGGTATTGACATTAAACAATATGCTGAAATTGGTAGAAACCAGTTAAAACAACAAGACCCCAATATAGATGTTTCTAAGATCTCTGATGATGAGATAATAGATAGAGTTATATCTGGAGAGATAACCATAAACGATGCAACTCTAGTAAATGCCAAAAGATCCTTAAAAGATGGATTAGAAAGAGTTTATGATAACAACATGGCATTATCTGCTATGGATGTTGCTCAATCTGCTTTAGTATTTGCACCTCTTGGTAAAGCTATGGGCAAAATAATAACAGCTCCAATTAAAACTGCTTTAAATCCATTATTAAAAACAGGTACGAAATTAAGCGAAGCTGCAGCAAGTAAATATAACAAACTTATAGACGCTTATACTGGGTTTAATGCTAGACTTGCATACAATTCCCCAGTAAAAAATGCTAGTCTGCAAGCTGCCAAAGCACTTGGTAGATTGGGTTTTTCTGCTACTGGAGAAGCGTTTGAAGAAGCCAATCAAGATGTATTTGATTATGATTATATTTCTGGTAAGTATGATGGAAAGTCTAGCAGTATTTTTCAATCTTTAATGGGCTTAGCTAACGCCAATTATCGTACTGCAAAAATATTATCTGGAATAGATACTGAATCTGAATTAGCAAATGATCCACAATTTTGGAATGATGTAAAAGGTGGTTTTGCATTAGGTTTATACATGGGTGGACCTACAATTGCTTATCATTCTGGGTTAAAGACTTACAAAGACATGACTGCCAACTCTTTTGTAAGAGACGTAGTTGCAGATCACATTGGTAAAAAAGATGCAATGATCAAAGCTATGTCTTACTCTGAAATGGCAAATAAGAAGTTGAATTATCAACAAAATGTACTTGATGTACTTGAAAATTATAAGTATAATTTGCCAGAAGGTATTACTGAACAAGATTTAAATGATGAAATAGCTACTGCAAATAACATTTTCAGTTTATCTAAATCCAAAGTAAACCAAAATATTGGTAAGACTATTGGATACAATCCTGGAACTACTGAATATAATACTTTAATTGGATTGCAACACTTGGCTACAATAGATGCACAAGAAGCACTTGACAATGCCAATCAAGCACAAGAGGCAGACAATGCTTTCTATACTACTTTGGAAAATGATCAAATGTTAAATCATTATTCTCCAGAAGAGAAGCTTACTGCTGTTGCATTAACTAAGTTAAACATTCAAAAGCAAGCATTAGAACAATTAAAAACAGCACTCGAATCTAAGCCAGAAGAAAATCAACAAAAGTTTGGTATAACGAATGAGTCAAATGCTGTTGGTAAATCTATTTCAAAAGAAATACCTAATATATTAAAAGACATAGATGCTAAACTAAATCAATTATCAGAAGGTACTAGATTCAGTTCAAACTTCATAGCCACTCCAAATTTGGTTAACAAAGGTATTGATAGTTATGTCAACACAATGATTGCAAATCATGACCTTTTGGTAGCTGAGCATAAGATGAATGAAATATTCGGTAATACTTTGGAAGATGGTAAACTTATAAACTTCAACAACGCTTCTAATGAATCAAAAAAGAAGATAGGTAAAAAGATAAAAGAAAGAATTGATAATTATATAAACAATTCAGATGAATCATCAAAGATAGTAGAAGAAAATGCAAAGGATGTTGTTGAAGCAGAATCTGCAAAAGAAATGTCTAGAGAAGCAGCTAATCAAAGTGATGATCAACAACCTATTACTAACAACGAAACTCAAGTAGATAATCAAGTAGCTACTGAAGTAGAGCAAGAAAAGGCAACGTCTCCAAAAACTCCTATTATGGATGACAGGGCTACTTCTGACATTGATACTAAAATACCAGTAGCAGAGAAGGAAGTAAAAGAAGATGAAGAATTTCCTACTAAAGGATTAGAAGAGTTAAGTAAGGAGTTTGAAGATACCTTAGCCAAAGTAAAAGAAAAAAAACAAGAAGATACTGAGAGGAAACCTAAACCTGAGCCTAAACCAGTTGTTGAAACTCAAGAAGACGAAGAGGATGAAATAGAATTTGAGCGAGCTGATGAAAAAGCTCTGATAGATCTTGCAAATTCTGAAGCTGTTTCAGACGAGGATGATAAAAAAGTATCTGAAACTTATGAAACTTCTAATCCTGAAGTAACTGAAGAATCTCAAGTAAAATGGGCCCGTAAGAAGATTGCTACAGAATCTAAAATGAACAAAAGAGCAGATATGGACTCTGAGACTAGAGATTTGGATGAATCTTTAGAAATTGAAGAAATGGTACAAGATAAAGTATCTCATACACTGTTCTTTAATCCTGATGCTACAACGCCTATTTATCCTGGTACCAAGCCAGGCAAGGAATTAGCAGAGAGAATAAAAGATCCAAACTTTTTTAATGATAGTTTCTGTGAGTTTGTTATAAATAAAGATTATACAGAAAAGGGGCATAAACCATATAAAGAAAATGATCCTAGTACATATGATTCTGCATCTATAATAATGTTAATTCATCATGGCACTGGCGATTATGCAATGGCTTTGAAAACTCCTTCTGGAGCTAGAACTTTCTTAGCAGCAAAATTAGCTAGCATACCTAAAGAAAGGCTTACAGAAGAGGATATTAATCTTATTAATAATGCTAATGATTTATCTATAGCAGATTTACGTAGATTTAGAAATGCAGTAATTTCTACAATAGAGTCTGCAACAAATGATGAAGCTGTAGTACCTAGCACAATAGTTAGAACTAAAGGAATACCTAATGTTGTTAGAAAAGATGGTAGAGCTGTATTCAGACCAATACACGAAGTAAAAGGCTTACAGATACCAACAGAAATTACTGAGATTACTCCAGAAAATGTAACATTTGGTATAAGTGATGGTATTGTAAAAGATTCTGATATAATAGGAGCTAATGGTGAAATGTTGCCAGGTAAAGGTGGTAGTGGACAATTGTTTATTTATCCACCAAAATCTAGTACTTTATCAAATCAAATGTTGCCATTACAATTAACTCTTCAAAGATTTGATAGAAATCAAGCTGAGTTTTTAGCTGAATTGTTAATTAATTATGGCACTAATCCTAACTCTGAATATAGAGATACAGGAGTTATTGCTGGAGAATTAATTGACTTTATGGTTAGATTTGGAGATGCTACCAAAGTAACCACTGCAGATAAAACATTTGATTGGTTAAAAGAAAAGCAATTATATGTTGACAATAAAGGTAATTTAGTAATTGGTGAAAAAACATTCAACATTGGTAACTTATCTACTCAGGATAAAAAAGACATAGCTGAAGCATTAATGGGGTTCCATTGGCGTGTAGCTAGAAAAAATTTCTTTAGACCAGTAAAAGAGGCATTACCTTCAATATATGATTATTTTAATCATAATTCTATTGACTCACTTGATATTATTCCAGGCGTATCCTTTACTAAGGATGACTTCATTTCTTCTACTCCAGTTTATACTATGGGAGTATTAGAAAAAGCTGGTATAATAAGAAGTGACTTAGATGATCAACTATTTAAAGATTCTTTCGCATATGCTGAAGATGTTCAAAAGATACCAAGAAAGATCAATAATCCTGAAGTAAAAGAAGCTGTTGAAAATAAAATCACAAATTTAAATTATTCTGGGTATATTCCGGTAACTGAGCTTTTTGATCAAGGTGATGATTATTATTTAACTCAAGCACAGAGAAGTGAAATTTATGAATTATCTACTAGAACCTTCAAAAATTTTCCTAATGTTGTAAAACAAGTAATCTTTGGAGCAGATGATATTGCTCCTAGAATAGTATTTGAATTAAATGGAAATGAAGGTATACTCGAATACGATGGAAAACGTTGGAATGCTTCTTCTTGGAATGAAGAACATCAAGCATTTTATAATGTACCTTTAAATCCTGATCAAAGAAAGCGAATAGTTAATGAAATAGTACCCAAAAAACTACAAGAATATCTGGTCTCTGAAAAATTCAAAAAAGATAGAGCAAAAGATGTTACAGATCGAAATTCTAGAGAAGTAGCAAAATGGTATCTTGAGAATTTCAATGTATCGGATATAAATGAATATTGGATAAATGAAGAAAAAACACATAGTTCCTTTGTAGAATTTTTGCTAAATCATCCAGACATAAAATTAAGTAATTCTACAAATACGGAACCATCTTCGAAAGAAGAATCATATGTAAAGAAAATAATCAATGATGGAGAAATAGATCCTTTGAGCTTTGGTGTTGATGAAGATTTTGATATACCTACTCGTAAAGTTACAGGGAACATATCAGAAGTAGTAACTCCAGAAGAAATTCAATGGTTTAGAAATAAATTAGGATTACCAGAAGACTCTTTGCATATTGTTGAAGATGCTATTGCACTTGGTGGTAATGAGTATGCTATGGGTCTTGTTAGAAAAGATTCTACCATACTGTGGAAAGGTGCAGAACGTGGTACATTGTATCATGAAGCATTCCATAGAGTATCATTATTAACTATTTCTCCAAAGGAAAGAAAGAAAATTTATGAATTCTATAGAAATAGAACTGGTTTTATTGGAAGTGATAAACAAGTAGAAGAAGCTTTAGCAGAAGACTTTAGGCAGTATATGCTGAATAAAGTAGATCCTGAATTAAATCTTCTTAAAAGAGCTTGGAAAGCTATTAAGAATTTCATAAGTAAATGGGTTTGGAGAACTGATACCAGCATTGATAATATTTTTAATAGAATCGCTTCTGGTTATTATAATAGATCTAAACAAAATTCAGCTGCTGTAAATGAATTTCTTGCTGCATATAAAGGTGCAGGTGCCCCATTTAAGGTAAGAGGTCATAAATTTAAAAACATTAATAACACACAATTTAAAGAAACTGTAAATTCACTTGTAGGTGCTTTATTTACATTAAATAATGTAAGATTGCGTGATGATTTACAGAATCTTAATTACGGAGTGTTGAAAGCTGCATTAAAACCAGAAATAACAGCAAAGTTAGTTGAAAAAGAAACTATTACTAAGGAGCAAGGGGAAGTTAGAAATGAAATATACAATACATTTGATACTGTATTTAAACCAGAAATTATAAATAAATTAAATGAGTATCAAATAAGAGCAGTGGATAAGCAGGAAAATATTGATGCAGAGATTGATGAGAAAGCAGTTGGTAATGATGTAGGTGATCAGATGGCTAACTACATTCAAGAACAATTAGCTGTTTCAGTTAAAGATAATGCTCTTGCATCTATAAAGATTTTCATTGCAACAATGCCTAGAACAGAATTTGTCATGAAACAAAAAACAAATCCTGATGGCACTGTGACTAAAGTACAAGGTGTTGCTGCAATAAAGAGTCCTGTTACAGGCTTACCTCTAATGGTCGACTTTGATAAATCTTGGAATACAATTATTAATGAAATTCACTCTGAAAACACATTCAAAGGAATGATGGACAAGAGTGCAAAACTTGCTAAAGTAATACCGTTATTTAAAACTCTGTATAACGAGTTATACAAGATTACAAACGAATACGTGCAGAAGAAAGGTATTCAAGAGGACGAAGCTCAAAAAATAGCAAGAGAGAACTTACAAACTCAGTTTAGAAATACGTTCCGTAAAGCTAGACATAAGTTAGTTGGTATTTTATCAGAAAAAGTTGAAGATGAGAATGGTAATGAACAAACTAACTTATATGTTAAAGATGAAAATGCAAATAAGGTATCTAAAAACATATTAGAAGGTTGGAACTATAGTTTAATAACAAATGGAAGCGTATTAGACACTTCTGATAACTTATTCAAAGCAAAAGTTAGTGAATCTGAAGAATTCATAGCTAGAGAAATCAACAATGAGTTTAATAAAATAATAAAGGTTGTAGAGAAATATAAAACTACACCTAACAAAAAATTAGTAAATGGTCAAACTTACAAAGAATATGTACCAGAAAAGCTAATTACTATTAAGAATAAGATAGTTGATTTACTCAATAAAGTTGGAGTAGGAATTGATTTAGAGTCACTAAATTCTTTCCTTACTAAGGAATATTACAATTCAGATCCTACTGAAGCATTAGTTTCAATGTTATCAGATAGATCCAATAAGAGTATATACTTCTTCTTTAATTCCAAAGTAAAGGACTTGGCAAAAATTCAAGAAAGTGGCGTAGTTCCTGGTCAATATAATAGAAGTATTACAAAATATTATGCTGACTCTAAATTCTTAGGAAGACTTGCTGAGACATATGCTATGTTACACCCTTCTTCTGATGAATTATCAGTATTATCTACTGATGGTAAATTGTTGTATCCTATATCAGAACACAATTATTTGTCTGATATGGTTCAAAGATTAGATAATGACCCAGCAACAGTAGAAGCACTTACCAAAGTATTATACAATACTGGTAATAATACCAATCCTAATTACTTCAAGGGTTCTGTATTGTTAACAAATTTATATAATAATGCAGATGCTAAAGGTAAAATAGGATTTGAAACTCTTGTTTATTTTAAAGAACAAGGTAGTGCAGATAAAGGACGTAAGTACACAGAAATATCCCCTCTTGAAGACTATATTGCTAAGATGACATTCACTAGAGCAGGTAGAATTATCTTACCTACTATGGGTGATTCTCAAACATATAATACATTATATGGTACTGCAATAAACAACTTTAAAAATCCATTTGACGTAAGTAATGGTGAAATAAAATTCGATGCTCAAATTCTTAAAAGATTTATCAATTACTTTGAAACTGAATTAGATACCATTGAATTTAATTACAAGAATGAGAAGAATTTGACTGAAGAACAAAAAATAAAGAACTATGACACTGGAAACAGAAATGGTTATAGATTCAGATACTTCAACGGATTCTTTAAATTGAAAGAAAGACCTACGTTAAATGGTATTGAATTTGAAAAAGATTTTTCGAACTTTAACGAAGCATTAGACCTAGCAGAAGATCTTGGTGGTAATGAATATGGAACTTCTATTATTTCTCAAATAAGAAATAATTGGAATAAGTTCAGTAATGCTGAGAAAGCAAATCTGATGAATAACTACCTATGGGATGCATTTAAAGATGAGTTAAATTATGCACAAGAATTGGGTATAATTAAATGGGATGGTAATAAAATAGCTAGTGTAACGAGTTTAGCATTACCACAGAAGGCATTAGAAGAAGCATCATCACATTATAAAAAATCTGCAACAGTTTCTAATTATAGCGAAAATCTTGGTGCTGCTGAAATGATTGGTAATTATTTTGCTAACACCATTTCTTCAGTAATTGAATTTGAGAAACTTTTTATAAAAGATCCAGCTTACTACAAAAATCCTGTAGATAAAATTAAACGTTTACGTGAGGTATTATCCACTGGCGTTACTCCAAGAATAGACTACGAAGAAGGAAATCCAATGGCAGATCTCACTGAAGTGAACGTAGGTACACTATCAGATAATGTTATCGTAAGTAGACAAGCTGATCAAATTGCAGAGTATGCTAAAAGATCTGCGGCTATACGCTTGCTTCAGGAAATGCACAATATGACATTAGATGAGGCAATTAGAACTTACGATAGTTCTGAAGCTTTACCTCAGGATGTAGAAGACGCAGCTAATCTTATAGTAAGAGATAAATTTAATGGTTATCTTAATCCAAAAGGTAAAGTAAACCAAACTGATGCCACGGTACTAATATCTCCAGAGTTTTATAAAGAACTAGTACGTAGAGTAGATGGATGGACACCACAAGTAGCAAAAGCATTTGATTTACTTAATAATCCAAATGCAGATCTTGAAGCAGATATGGATACGTATGCAGAAGCATTGGCGGTTACATTGAAACCTTTGAAATTCATGTATTTTGGTGATCATTACGATGTAGGTGCTAAAAGGGATATACCAATATTTGATAAGATGGCTATGTTCCCTGTGCATCGCATCTTCTCTACTGGGGATATTGGTAAAGTATTGGAAGTTATGCAATCACGTAATATCCATATGCTTGCTTTTGATTCCGCAGTAAAAGTAGGACAAAGGGCTAAAGAGGTTAAATCAAGAATTTATAAAGATAAGACTAATAAAGAAATAGACATGGACAGTTTAATGTCAATGCCTACTCATAAACAGTCTTTAACTAACTTTAGACGTCAGTTAATTACTGATCCTCATCATGCAGAAAGACAGATGTTTGTATCTCAAGCACAAAAAGCTGCTATGGGTAATATCAGAAGTGCATGGAAATATACCACACCAGATGGTAAAGTGTACAGTGGTGATGAATTAATTAACAATTTTAATGGTGCTCATAATGCTATTACTGAGGCTGGTAGAAAAGAGATAGAAAGAGATTTTGGTATTACTCCAGATAAACCCCAAGTAAGTGTACAAAGGTTTGCTGAAATTATGCAACGCAAAGCTCTAAGTTCAAACATGAATGACAATGTTATTAATGGTTTGGATGTTGAAAATGGTGAAACTGTTGCACCAATTTCTGGTTTATCTGATAACTCTTGGATAGAAAGCGGTCTTATATCAATGTTGAATAAATCAATTGTTGATACCAACTTACCTGGTGGTATGTTTATTCAAATGTCTTCGATATTGTACAATAGAATTGCTGTAACTTCAGATGTACAAAATGAAAGAAAATTAAGATTCGCAAATACCGATGGTACTATGGATTGTGTTATTTCAATCAACTTATTGAAACACATAATTCCAGATTATGATAAAAAGACTTTTAGTGAAGCTAAGAAGTGGTTAATAGATCATGGTATAGTTGGTCCAAATTCTAAGGCTATTGCAATGGGTTATCGTATTCCTGCTCAAGGTCAAGCATCAACTGCAGCTCTTAAAGTAGTAGATTTATATCCTGAGCAAATTGGTGATACTATCACATTACCTGATGAATTTACATCTCTTACTGGTTCTGACTTCGATATTGATAAGTTATTTGTTGCTAGGTACAATTATGATAAGAATGGTAATAGAATCAAATTTGAAACTAAAGAAGATTACACTAACAGACTCAGAGAAGCTGGCTTAGATGATGAAACCATAGTTCGTAAAGTCTACAAAAGATATAATGGTAAAACTGATTTTGAAGCTAATTCAAAGGAAGCAAATGAAAATATGCTTCTTGACATGTATATATCAGTTATTTCTAACCCATTGAACTTTGCAGAAGCTAGACAACCACTAGATACAGTAACCGATTACTTAAAAGATACTATTCTTAAAGAAGTAGATACAATAACTGGTCAAGGTAAACGTACAAGCAAATCCCAACTGTATTATGCCACTCCAGCATTTCAGAGTAGAACTAAAGCGGAGTTGAATGGTGGTAAATTTGGTATTGGTCCATTTGCATTAGCAAATGCTCATCAAGTTCTTACTCAATTGGTCAAATTAAGATTTAAACCAAATAAAATTTTAAGAGACTATGGTATAAGTAATTTGTATGGTATCCAGAGTAATGATAGAAATAAGATTAATATCCTTGACTGGTTATCAGCATTAATCAATGCTCATGTGGACGTTGCAAAAGATCCATACATCATTCGATTGAATGTAAGGAAGTTAACATTTAATATGACTAACTTCTTGATTAGATCTGGTAAAGGCGAAAGTACATTTTATTTCTTGCCTCAACAGATATTAAAAGACTTTGCAATAGAATATGACAAATACTCTGGCTTTTATAATGTAGATACACAAAACAAAAATCCTGAAAGTCTAGCATATAGAACTATTTGGAATACATATTTTGAGAAAGCAAAATCTTTATCTAAAGGTAAATATGATCAGCTTTTAGACTTTTTGAATGATAAAGGTGTAGGTGTTAAACAAAGAGAAAAGATGTTCGATGTCAATTACTTAAAGAAGCAATTGAAAAAAGAAGAAACATTTGATTGGTACTACAATCAGTTGCTTATTATGAAGACTTATCAAGAACTTAATCCGTTCTCAAGATCTTTGTCTGAATTAACTAAATTATCTCAAATTGATACTAAGCGCTTTGGTAATAATTTTGGTTTACAAAGTGCATTCTTGGATAAATGGAAACAATTCATGGTAGAGCAACAAGTATTTGAAGATCCTATAAAGGTATTCTCAAATACATTCTTAGGTAAGAAAATGCAAGATGCATTAATATTCCCTAGAATTGCCTTCCAAAACACAATGATTAGACTTACTCCAGAATTTGAAAACTTAAGAACATTAATAGAATTCTATACTAAAGGTTATGCAATTAGTGATGATACATACATTAATAATATTACCAGAAGTATGGAAGCTACGTATAAAGCTGGTTTCTTTAATAAGTATTTAGCTGAAAATGGAATAAAGCTCAGTAGTTTGTTAGGTGGTCCAAATAGTATCTCTAAGAGATTGGATAGAATTAAATCTGATGTAAGAAGTGGCAAATATCCAGATTTATTAAGTAGTGATGGTTCATTTGAAAATGTACTTATTAATAACATCTTTAGTAGACCAAAGGAAGATACAACTGAATTAAATGGTCCTGATTTTATTGCTTACAAACCAAACAAGAGTGGTGATAATAACTTAGAAAATGAGATCATTAGAGCTTGGGAGGAATTGTGGGATAGTGATTATCAGGAAATAAGAGATTTTGCAAAAGATCTTGCATTGTATGCTTTCTATACTTCTGGTGATGCATTTGGTAAGAATAATATCTTTAGATATGTACCTAATTCAATCAGAGAGGAAATAGGTTATTTTGATTACATTAGAGATTTAGAACGAAATCCTGATGATGCAGTTAAAGATATTAAAGTATTCCAAGTAATAAAAGACTTGTGGTGGAACGACCACGTAGTTCCTACTATTGATTATTACGTATTAGATTCTAGTAGAGAAACTATTGAAGAAGAAGGTAGACCTGTATACAGGGCGTTACCTCACGAAGATAGTGGTTTTACTGTAGTAAACAAGAAAGGAGTAGAAGTACAAATTCCTGGCATTATATATGATAAAAAGTCTCAATCTATAATTTCATTCAATCAAAATGGTCAACCTATATATCCACCATTTAAAAAAGTAAAATTAGATAGAAACAATGATCCTAGAACTACGTTCCTGTATGAGTACATAGGCATTAATGAAGATGATGCCCCAGTGTACAGATTGATTAACAAGAAGGGAATGAGTTATAGAGGAAACATATTAATTGAGAGTGGTAGAAATAGATCTGTTCTTAAATACAACAATGTTGTACCAAAGGGTTATGAAATTATGCCAGAAGAACAAATAACCTGGGTTACTGATCTTACTCCGGTAAAAGCTAGTTTACAAGCAAAGGCATTTAATCAAGCTGGTGAATTTAACACAGACATGTTTGCTAATATACAGCAAACGGTTAAAACTCAACAAGCAACTGAACCATTATCTTATCAAGAATGGGTTAAAGACTATCAAACTCAAAAAGGTGAAGCTGATGCAGAAGCGGCATATCAACAATATCTAGATAACTTTGAGTATAGTAAATCACAAGGTACACACACAGTACCTACTACAAAGATAATTTCTGGTGGTCAAACTGGTATAGATCGTTTAGGTTTAGAAGTTGGTAAAGAACTTGGGCTAGAAACAGGCGGAACAACTACTCCAGGATATTATACTGAAAACGGTCGTGATGAATCTTTAAAGGATTTCGGAGTAACTGAAATATCTCCAGAATTACAAGCAGGTAGAAAAGGTAGAGAATTTTATTTACCTAGAACAGAACAAAATGTATTGAATTCTGATGGTACGGTGTACTTTAGTACAGATGAAGATAGTGCTGGTAGAATTGCTACACAAAGATTTGCTAAACAACATAACAAACCATTTTTATTAAATCCTACTAGTCAAGAATTAGCACAATGGTTGGTAGATAACAATATTGGTACATTAAATGTAGCAGGTAATCGTGGTTCTAAAGTATCTCCAGAATTTGACTCTCAAGTAAGAAATACTATTAGAAATGCTTTTAGCTCTCCAATTCAACAAGATCTATTTGCATCTGAACAACCTTCAGAAACAATTAATATATATGCTGGTACTGGTGAAAATGCAGACTTAAGTAATTTCGCAATTAGACCTTTTACTATATCTGGTGATAAACCAGAATCTTCTATACGCATTGGTGGTAATTTTCAAACAGTAGAAGGAGCATTTCAAGCTCAAAAATTAGTATTTTCTTCTATGTCAGATGACGAAAAAGAAGCAGTTAAGAAACGACTAGAAACTGCTTCAGGTAGTCAAGCAAAATCTATTGGTAGAAAAATTAAAGATTTAAATACAGTTTCTTGGGATAAAGCATCCAGTGATATTATGAAAGATTTATTGTTAGAATCTTTCAGTCAAAATCCAGAAGCTTTAAATAAATTATTATCCACAGGTGATGCAACTCTTACTCATACTCAAGATAAAGGTAAATGGGGTACAGAATTCCCAAAAATTTTGATGGAAGTAAGAGAATTATTAAGGAACCGATCAAACATTGAACCAGCAATTACTGATACTACTAAGGAATTCTTAGATTATGCTAATCAATTTGGTTTTACTGATGAAGCTGCTTTACTTGCAAAAGACTTACCAAAAGCATCCGAAGAGGCTAAGAAAGTAGAAGAAGAGTATGTATTTACATTTAATGACGGGTTTAAGATCAATTTACCATTCTCATTAAATGATCAACAGAAATCAGCTTTATATGAACTAGAGAAGTTCATTGAAGACTATGGAACTGAAATTACTTTATCTGGTTATGCTGGTACAGGTAAATCCACTATCATTGGTATATTTAGTAAGTGGTTAGATCACAGAATTGGTAGAGGCAACATTGTATATACTGCTCCTACTCATAGAGCAAATGTTATAACTAAACAAAATAATCCTAATGCTAATGTATATACGCTTTCTGCTCTATTTGGATTTACTCCAGATACAGATATAGCAATGGAACAAGGTTCATTGGATTTAAGAGAACTGGAGTTTAGAGCCAAGAATCAAATGAAATACGAACCAGGTCAATTAATTATCATTGATGAAGCTTCAATGGTACAAGATGGCTTGTATGAATATATTCAAGAAATTGTAGCTAAACATAGCGGTAGTGTAATATATGTTGGGGATTCTGCACAATTGAGACCTGTAAAATCAGATCATATTTCTAAAGTGTTTACATCTGATGGAGTACCTCAAATAACTTTAACCAAAGTAGAAAGAACTGGTGATAATCCTATTTTAAAAGAAGCCACCAAACTTAGACGAGGTGAAGGATTGAGTTACCAAACTGATATAAATGATAAAGGTCAAGGAGTATTGTACACTTCGGATGATGCAATTATAGATAAAACCCTGAAACAGATTGTTACTTCTGAAGAGTTCAATGCTGATCCTTTACATTTTAGAGTATTGACTGCTACAAATGCTGCAGTATCTACATATAATTCAAAGATTAGATCTTTGAGATATGGAAAATTTGCTAAACCATTTGTAAAAGGTGATATTATAATGGGGTATTCAAACAAACTCAGAAAACCCGATGGATCTTATAGACTAATAAACTCTGGAGATTATATAGTTCAAAGTGTAAAGGATACCAACATTAAATTCAAAACCGATAAAGGGGATATAGAATTTAAAGCATTCAATTTATCAATTAGATCGACTGGTGGTACTATTATGGATGACTTTCAACTTACTGTAATTGACAAAAATGAACCAGATTCTAAGCTATTTGAAGTAGTAGAATATAAAGATAGATTGTGGAAAATGGCTAAAGAAGCTAAACAAAATGGGCAAATATCTAAATATAGAGATTTAGTTCAAATGGCGTATAATGTTGACAATGAACTGAATATTACCAAGAATTTGGAAGATAACCAAGGCAGGTTAAAAATTAGAAAAGCAATTGATTATGGATACGCACAAACTGTTTGGAAATCACAAGGTAGTACGTACAGTAAAGTTTTAATACTCTCCAATGAAATTGATACGTTTGGTTATGGTAGAGATGTAATGCAGTTAAGAAACGAGTTGAGATATGTAGCTGTGTCACGTGCTAAAAACTTTGTTATAATAAATTCAGAAGCAGAGAATAAGAAGAAAGTTTCTATGCGAAATGAAATAGCCGAAGAAGATTTATTAGACGATATAGAATTTGAACCAGCTACAGAAGAACAAGCAATAAATGCATCTTTGCAGGATTCAATTGATGAGTTAACAGCAAATGGTAAACAACGTAGAAAAGAATGTGAATAATTATGCAGTGTTTAAATGTTAAAAATAAAGAGGTTGCAGCTTTACTAAAGCAATATACAAAGATATTGGGTAATGAAAATGCTGCATATTATGTGTTATCAGAAAACAATGGTTATGGTTTAGATAAGGCTCCCAATGGGGAGCCATCTAAGCTATTTTCAGATTTAGTTAATCATTTTAATGGTAATAAGAAAGAAGCTATACGAACAAAGTCATTAATATATTCTGCACAATTTAGACAGATAAGAAACATTGTATTAAATAATGATGGAGAAGTATCTATAGATGTGTTATTAAATAATTCAGATAAAATAAATAATCCATCATACGTTCCAAAAAAAATACATGAAACGTATAATAAACTTATTCAAGCCTTGACAAGGCGAATAAAAGACATTCAATATGCGAAATATAGTGACAGTAAGAAAGTAGATGAATTAAGAGCGTTAGAATTTAAATTAAACCAATTGGAAAACGATCAAGCTACTTTTGAATTTGTAGATTATATGGCAAGTGATGTAATATCTGTATTAAATGAAGTAAAGGCTTTACAAACCAAAGTAAATGAAAACCAAAAGTACAATAACCCGCTAGATATAACTTCTGCAGAATTAGATATGATAAAGAAAGGTTATATTGGTTTTTATGGTAACATTGCTACTAATATCCAGAACATGTTGGATGATGAATCTACGTTTGACTATTTAAATGATCCTCAATTAGTTGAGGATACAAAACAAAACTTAAAAAGGACTGTAGGTGACTACTATGAATTAGTAAGAAACTATAACAATTTAGCAGACATTGTTGCTAAAGATAATTTTATTAGAGAAGCAACTAAAGCCGGTTCATTTACTATAGATCATCTTAAAAAAATATTAGATGAAGGTGATGTGGATATAAATCTATGGGATCAGTGGGCAGGTAATACACAATATTCTAATAGTGAGTTAGTACGTATAATTCTTAACAAGATAGTTAATACTAAAAATAATGTTGCTGAAAAAGAACTAGAAGTAGGTAAAGAGCTTGTAGAAATACTATCACATGTAGATAAATCTAAGTTAGCTTATATGCATGAAAAAAATAAAGATGGTCATAAAACAGGCTTTATAACAAGAGACTTAAATTACGGTCAACACTATCAAGATTACTTGGAACATCAAAAAAAGTTAGCCGAAAAGTTAGGATTTGGAGATAAAGATATTGCTGAAGTGCCTGGTTTATTGAATCCAGAGCAACTAAAGAAATGGAATAAAGCAAATAATGATTGGGAAGCTAAGCATACAATTCGTAAGTTTACTCCAGAGTATTACGAGCTAACTAACAGTCTTAGTGAAGAAGCAAGATCTCGTAGAGATTCCATAAATATGGAAATAAACCTATTGTTAAGTACTACCGTTGATAAGAACGGAGATTACCACAGAGAAGATTTATCCGATGAAGATTATCTAAAATTACAAGAGTTAGAAACTAGACGTAGAAATTTAGCTAATCCGTATTATCCAGATGGTTCAGTAAAAGTTGGATTAGATAAAGAAATAGCAATAGAAATGAGAGAGTATAATGAAAAATTAAGAGAGAAATTACATTATACTCCAAATATGGAAAAGTTTAATAAAGCTCTACAAAAGGCAAAGAAGAATTTAAGTCCAGAGAAATTTGCTAAGTGGGAACAACGCAATACAGTTGATCAAATAATTGAAGAATTCTGGGACGATATTAAAACTCTTTCATCAAACACAAATAAATCTGATGATCAAATACTATATGAAACGGCTAGAAAGAACATGTTAAGACTTTACACCAGAGAAGATGGTAAAGTAGATGTTGATAGCATGCCTGACCAAGTAAAGTCGTGGATTAATACTTATGATGAATTGATTTCTGAGGAAAGTTTGAAAACTCGTGATAAATCAAAGAAATCCAAAGTAATGGACATAGCTGAATGGGAAGTAAACCCTAGATTCTATGAAGAATTAGAAAGAGTTGAAAAATTAGGTCAAGCTGAATATAATGCGTGGGTTTCTATAAATGCTAGATATGACTATGAAGGAAATCTTGTACCAGCTTCCTTTTGGAAGAAATTAGTTCCGAAGAAAGAGTTAAGATCTAAATACATGCGCAAAGTACCTAACAGATCCTGGTCTGAAATCGATAAAGAATCACCTTTCTACGATAAAAGATTTACTAAATATGCAGATCGTGGAGAAACAAGAATTCCAAATCCTGAATTGTATGACAACAGTGCAAATTATCGTAAAATAACTTCTGATTCAAACTTAAAGAAGCTTTATGATAAACTTGTTGATGTAATGGAATTATCAAATTCTAAGATTCAATTCTTAAAGTATGAAAATAAATATAGACTACCACAAATAGAAGGTGGGGCATGGACACAAATCCGAAGTAAGGACAATATTTTAAAGGGGTTAGCGTATGCAATAGAAGATACTTACACTGTAAAGGATGATGATAATGCATATATGTTGGAAAATGCTAAACGATCAGATGGGTCACTTGTTAAACTTATACCTACTAGGTATATTAAGATGTTATCAAATCCAGACGCTTTAACAAACGATATAGTAGGATCTGTCATTGCTTATTACAAAATGGCAGAAAATTATGAACAAATGAGTGAAATTGCCCCAGAATTAGAAGTAGCTCTTGATTTTGTTAGTCGTACAGATTTTACCGATAAGAAGGGTGGTAGAATACAAGGTTTGGAAAGTAAGACATATGATAAATTAAAATCTGTACTAGATCAATTGGTATATGGTATGGAAAAGAATGCATTAGAATTAGATGTTCCTTTACCAAAAGGCAAACATGTGACAGTAAGTGTTGGTAAGTTAGCTGCTAATTTAGCTGCATACACTAGAATACAAGGCATAGCTCAAAATATGAATGTGATTCTTACTGGTCTTATTACAAACAAAATACAAAATAGACTCGAAGCAATCTCTGGTATATACTTTGGAAATAAGGAACTTGCACAAGCAGCAAAATTAATCATACCGTCATATGCGAATGCAATAAAGAACATAGGTCATTCAAACAACAAAGACAAGGTTCTATGTTATATGGAGTATTTAGGTGTAGTAAGAGAAAATGCTCAAACCTTTAGTAAACTTAATCAATCTAGATTTTTAAGAGCATTAAATCAACACTTCTGGTATTTTGGACATGAAATGTCAGATTATGTAACAAAAGGTAAAATGGCATTGGCAATTGGTCTATACTATAAATATGATCCTGAATCTGGTAAATTCTTAAATAAGAACGAATTCCTAAGAAGATTTAAGAGTAAAAAGGAAGGCAATGCCAAATGGAATACTTTAAGTGTAACTTTTTATGATGCATTTGAAGTTAAAAACAACAAACTAGTAATAAAACCAGAGTACGCTAAATCTCTCGATGAAGCTACTATAAACAAAGTTAGAAATACGGCAAAACAAGTAGGTACCAGAATTGACACGCAATTAACAGACTTGGATAGAAGTAAATTACATGCAACTGTAATTGGACAATTATTACTTATCTTCCGTAACTTTATTTTGGTTAACTTACAAACTAAGTTCTTAACTAAACGTCAATTTAACTATTCTACAGGCATGTGGAGCGAAGCTCAAGTACCAGCTGCAGTTAAATATGTATATAGACATTACTTTAATCAGAATAAAATAGATCAATTAAAGGAACTATATCAAAATCATTATGATGAATTGGACGATTTCGAAAAAGGATGTCTTAAAAGAGTTACTTATGAAGTTTTATTTTCCACAGTAGGTTTTATGATCATTTCTTCTTTAGTAAGAGCGATGGCAGATGATGACAAACGTAATTGGTGGAAACAAGAAGCAGCGTATCTTACTCTAAGAGCTTCATTAGAGACACGTGGTAACATATTACCTATTGAAGTAATTAACTTACTTAATACTCCTACTGCTGCATGGTCTACTTTACAATATTGGGGTGACTTAACTACAATGATGTTGAATGATCCTACACAGGAGATAAAAAAAGGTCCATACAAGGGTATGAACCGATTCCAACGATCCTTAATTAAGGCCACTCCTTTAAGAAGTATATGGGAAGCACAAGATCCAAGATCAAAAATGGAGTATTACGATAATATGATTTCAATATTTAACTTTTAAAGCCACAAAAATTTTAACGGCCATTACAATAAAGCCCCTTCAGTTTTTGCTGTTGGGGCTTTTCTATATTTTAAATCTTGTAGTGATATACTTTCACCTACCGGTTTTGTTACTTTTGCAAGAGGATTAAATAGGTATTCATGAACTTTACTATCAACACTAATATTCCAAAAGTTTAATATTTGTAATTTAGCTTGATATCCTAAGCGTTCATATAAACCAAGATCTATCTTGTTTACGATGGAATGAATTGAATAAGCCTTATTAAAGGCAAATACTCTATAATTAATTCTATCTATTGTTAAAGTATAATCACAATAATATAGTCTATGTTTCTTTAATCTCTCTATTAAGTAAGTTTTATTATTATGAAATACTAAA